TCATGCTGCTAGCCGATGCTCGTAGAACGGGTGCCGCTTGTCGTCGAAGATCGCCTGCAGCGCCTGGAGGTTGGCCGGATCCGGGTTGAGCCAGGCATCGATGTGCTCGGGCTTGATGTTGATGATCGTCCGGTCGTGCCCCACCGCGGCCACCTCCGGCTCCGGTTCGTCGGTGATCGCGGCGAAGCTCAGCAGGTCCGGCTGCTCGCCGGCCGGGTCCGTCCAGCGCGACCACAGGCACGCCACCAGCATCGGCTCGCGGTCGCTGGGCTGGAACTGCACCACGCGGTTCTTGCCGTCCGGCCCTTCCACGTTCTCGTAGAACCTGCCGACGACCAGCAAGCCGTGCGTGTAACCGAACTGTTCGCGCCAGAAGCCCTGCAGGTTGTCCCGGCGGGCGTTGTAGGTGCCGGGGTACTTCGTGTCGTAGATCGGCGGCTTGCCGGCGGGTCGGCACTGGTAGCGCATCGGCTTGATGACGCGCTTCCCGCCCTCGGAGATCATCACCGGCGCGTAGTAGCCGGGGAAGATGCGGTAATCCCGCGCCTTGGGCTCAGTCCGCTGCAGGTCCGCGATGCGCCCCTTGATCTGCTCGATCTTGGTGGTGGCGATGCGCTGGTCGGTGGCTGCCTTCTTGGTCGGCTTGCCGCTGGCCAGCACCCGCTCGGCATCGGCCAATCGCCGGGCCTGCTTGAACAGCTCCTGCTCCAGGCTCTGCATGTCCTCAGCGTCCCAGGCAGCCAGCTCAGCGGCAATGTCGGCCAGGCCACCGTCTCCGCCGGCGCGAAAGGCATCGTCCATCGCCTTCGGGGTCTTGGGCCGCTTCACGTCGTTCTCGCGTAACCACAGCTTCGCGAATTCCTTCAGCGACATGGTGGCGCCGTAGTGCCGCACGAGCTTGCGGTAATCGGCCTGGATCTCGGCGGAGTAGCACATCGCGGTCCCTCAGCAGTCGCGGTCGCGATCTTCGAGGCCATGCCAGGCCAGGATCTCGTCGAGCCGCCGGGACACGAATTTGGCATCGTCGCCCGTGATGGCGCCGTCCTCGATGACGTCGGCCATGCCGGCAAAGGCCTGCCAGAAGTGACAAAGGTCGGGGCTGCTCTTCAGCAGCGGCTGCACCGCGGCATCGAGGTTTTCCAGATGGGTTCGGAGTTCGGCTCTATCCATGCGACCAGTATCGGCCGGGCCGTCTCAGCGCTTGAGACGCGGCGCCGTAGACTGCTTTTCATGGACACCAGCCAGCCCAGCCTCTTCGAACAACTGCAGCAGCGGCTTGCCTGTGCTTCAGAGCCACTGGAAGTGCTCAACCAGTTCGAAGCGGAACTGCTGTATGCATTCCCAGCGGAGGCGCCAACCATCGTTGAGCTGGTGGCGTCATGGGGCTACCGCCTAGGCGTGCTGACGCGTGAAGACCTCGACGGTTTCGTATAAGAGCCGGGCCGACGCTGCTCAGGCGCCACGCGGGTGAGCGGCCTGTGGCCCCGCGTCCGGCATGTGTAGATTGCCACCGGCATGGGGTTGCACATATCGGGCGGGACCGCAAAGTGGGGTCGGATTTTTCCTCACTGGGGTTGTGCGCCGCCAGTGCAAGTGAACGTTTTTTCCTGAGCAGGCGCAAAGCATCTTGGTAGCGCGCCGAGACGATCTCGCGCCGCCGGCATTGCCCGGTGTAGCCGATCAGGAGAACGTAATGCATCCAGTTTTTGCCACCGCCACTCTGGTGCTGCTTGGCGCCACCCTTTCAGCCTTCGCCGCCGATCGATCGCCGATGAAATCCGGCCATGCAACGGAACTGCACCGCGAAACGTCCGCTGCCGGTGAGAGCCTTGACGCCTTCGTGGTTCGGATCGCGCCGCGCGCCCGCGCAGCGTCGGTGAGCACCCGCTCCGTCGTGTGTGGCGAAATCATGGGCTCCGGCCCATACACCCTGGCGCTCAAGACCGATGGGCGCCAGGATTGGTGCGAGGTGCCGAAGACCGCGGCACCCTATCTGCTCGTCAACGGCATCGCGAAGGACGCGCGCGAAGATCACATCCCGGCCATCTACTACCGCCGGCCGGGCTATCTGATCACGCCCTGGAGCATTAAGTTTCAGGACCGCAGCAGCGTCCGCAAGATCGCCGAGGGCGGCCGCTAACCTGCTGGCACAACCGTCACGCCGCCTGCGGTTCGGCGGTCGCCAAGCTGGCAGCGATGGCGCTGTCAGTTGCCGCCTTTATCAGCGCCTGGAGCTTCCAGCCTGCGAGCTCCTGCGTCGCCTCAGCCCCCGGGTAGCGGATGGCGTATGTCGGCGTGATCAGGTCGGCGATCGGCGCTGCCAGCACGCCAAGGGCGGTGCCCCGGTCCTCGACTTGGAACGTGACAGTGCCGGTGTCGTTGATCGGGTTCCAGATGATCGTGATCTGCTGCGCCAGCGGGTCTGCATCCGGGTCAAGTGTCGCCACGTTCGCATCGTAGGCCGCGCGCGTGGCCGCCTTGATGCCCAGCAGCAGATGCACGCCAAGTTCAGTGACTGTCTCGCCCGGCATTTCCACAGACTGACCGGTTGCCGGGTCAACTCCCTGCGTTGCCGGAGCGGTGATGTCGTAGCTGCGGCCGATCAGGTCGCTGATCTGCACGGTGAGCACGCGCAGGAATGACCGCTCCAGCGTCTGCGTCCAGCCGTCGGGGTGCGGCTTGGTGGTCATCTGCTCGAGGTGGAACTCAACCGGCCCATCGTTGGTGGCCGGGTTCCATCGGATCTCGATGCGAGGGGACACGATTTTCGTCTGCGTGCCGAAGGTTGGGTTTTCGCTGATGAGCATGTCAGTAGCCTGTAACGTCGAGGATGGGAGCGCGCACCCAGGCCTGGCCGTAGTTGCCAGGGGGTGGCTGAGGATTTCGGTCGGTACCGGTGCGCAGATCCTGGGCGGTGTCGATGGCGGAGATTGATGCGACATTGCCGTTGATGTTGACCACACCCTTACGCCAGAGCACCTGCACCTGCCACTGCGGCCCGCCCCCTATCAAGCCACCGATTGCGAGCATGATGTTGCCAGTGGAGCCGGCGAGCGCGGCGTAGGTCCGGCCGGCGGGCAGCGTGATAGATCCGCCCTGGTTGGCATTGCCCTGCAGCAGTCCTCGCACCTTCATGTACTTGAGGGTTGCGTCGAACACGACCTGATTGTTTGTAGGATTGCGGACCCAGAAGTACTTCATGCGCCCGAAGTTGGGTTCATCGAACACGTACGCGGTGAAGCTGCCACCCGTCGTCCAGCCCGTAAAGGTGAAGCTGTTGCCGCTCTGAGTACGCTGGGCGAGCACAGCATTACTCTCGCCCAGAAACGCCAGCGCCGGGTTGGTCCCGGCCACGGTCAGGCTCCACGTCTTCAGCACGCCGCTGCCACTGGGCGTGATGGTCTGCTTGGATGCGAGAGCTAGATTCTTCCAGTCCTCCGAGATCACCACCCGATTGGGACCGGCATTGATGCGAACGAATGCCACGTCAAAACCTCCCGTAGAACAACGTGCCGCCGGCCCGGGCAGTCAAGGTGGCAGACGGCGCGCTCCAGGTGATCGTGTTGCCGTCGTCAGTGATGTACGGCAGCAGCGCATTGCCTGCCCCGCTATCGGCGACAAACCAGTAATACAGCTGGTTGGCGCTGCCGGTGATGGGCACCGCAACTGAGCCGTTAGCCCCGCTGGCGATCCCGATCGCACCCATGTGCTGCGTGAGCAAATCCGAATCAGACTGATCGGTAACCTGCAGCAGCACGACATTGGTTGCCTCATCTGTGACCCGTAAGAACGTCGTCATACGCCCGCTCCGATGGCCACCACCTGCACGCCGTTGGGCGCGTAGCAGTAGATCTTGCCGTTGACGATCTCGCTCCGGCCCTGCCCAGCGTCCACCCCGATGAACCGCACCTTGTCGAAAGCAAAATCGATCGTTGCAGTTGTCCCGTTGTTGACCGAGCGAACGCCGGCCACACGACCGTTCACGTCTAGCGCCAGCGTCGCAGCAGCCTCGTAGCTGGCGACGCCATTTTCGGCCCGCGTGACACGGGTGGTCAGCGACTGAGTGGCCGAAGCCTGACCAACGACGGTTGCGTCTGCGCTGTAGGGCGTTGCGGGGAGTGCGCCGTATTCGATCTTGACCCGACGAAAGCCAAGTGCGGTGCACCCACTGATGCTTTCCCAGATGAGACGCACCTGGGCCTGCGTGCATCCCGTCGGCGGAGTCCGCGTAAAGGCACGCTCCTGACGCCGTGCATCGCCATCCATGAAGTTGTGCGTCGCCCTGATGATTGGGCTACGCGTCGAACTGCTGATGTAGGTGCCATCCGCGCGGAACCATTCAATGTCCATGCTGACTTGCCCGGCCTGGGCGAACAGCACGCTGTCCCAGGAGACGGTCAGGGTCTCGCCCGCGTTGATTGGAAAGCGGCTTGAGGCAACTGCCTGCCCACCAATGCCAATGCTCCACGGCGAAGTGTGGGTCATGATGCGTCCCCATGCTCCATCGGAGACGATAAAGCCGCTCGCAGAGCCATTGGTCCAAATGCCGCTCTCAAACCCGCCATTCGGCAGGATGTTCGGCCGACCACCGAGCTTTGACGTTACCGAGGTGATGGCTGTGCTCTGCGCATTGATCTCGTTGCCCTGCTGGCTCACCTGAGATTGCAAGGCCTGTAGCGCGCTGGTGTCTGCCTTACCAGACAGCGTGGATTGCACGGTGCTGATCAGCTGCGACAGGGACGAGATATTGTTCTCGGCCTGCGTCAGGCGCGTGTTCATCGCTTGCACCGCCGACGCATCTGCCTTGCCCGCGAGGCTGGACCGCACCCCGCTCACATCCTGCGCGAGGATCTGCAGCTCTTGATCCACCTGCTGCACGTCGGTGGTGACCTGCTGCATCGCGACGCCGATTGCACCAACTGCCTCAGCCAGGCTCGCGTATTGCCCGATGTAGGACCAATATGCGGCATCTGTGAGCGCCGTGCCCACCGGCACGTCCTGCTTGGCCACGTACAGCCCACCCGCATGCTTGACGATCGAGCCCGCCGGCCACGCCTGATCTACCCACTCCGGTGCCTCTACTAGCGCCTGCAGGTTGGTCAGCTCCTGGGCCTGCTCCAGCAGCTGCTCGGCAAGCTCCTGATCACGCTGCGCCGCCTCGAGGAAGCCCTGACGGATCTCCTCGGTGGTCTGATCGATGGCCTGCTGCATCTCCTCCTGCAGCTCGCCCAGGTTCTTGCCCAAGGACTTGGTGATGTACTTGGCCGCCACCGACAGCGTTCCATTCGTGTTGCGCGCGCGGATCGCGAAGACCCAAGTGCCCGAGGCAGGAATGGGCGAGTCGAATGCGCCGGTGTGATAGCCGCTATCACCGACCGGCGTCATTGCGTCCCACGCCGGCATCGGCGCACCTTGCTCCGGTGCCTGGGTGTAGCGGATCTCCGCGCCGGCCAAGTTGGCCGACTGGATCGTATCCGTCCAGAAGCCCCAGGTGTAGCGACGGATACCGCCGGAGATCTCCTCAACGTCGAACAGGTCGTAGTTGACTGGAGGTGCGTCGGCGCCGATGGTCGTGTAAACCAGCGAGGCGCCCACGCCTAGCTGCCCCTCCGGGCCGAAAGGACGCACGTTGATGGTGTAGGTGCCGGCGCGCGGGATGCGCCACCGCGCCGTGCGGGTGCGCGTCTGCGCCACTTCCACCAACTCGCCATTGCCGTCCGACGCCGAGGCGTACACCACCGCGTGATCGAACGGCCCGCTGATGTCGAACGTGGCCACCAGATCCGTCGCGGTGACATCGCCGGTAGTGACCTGGTCTTCGCTGATCGCAAGGTTGCTGACGATCGGGCGTGTGGCCAACGACGAGCCGCTCTCCGGCGGGATGTACTGGCCTGTCTTGACGTAGGTCCAGAACTCCGACGACTCCGGCACCACGCTGATGCTGGCGCCCTTCAGATCGCTCTCCGGCTCGATCGCCACCACGCGCACACGCAGCCCCGGCGTGGCCTTGAAATCGTAGATCCACACGGTGTCGTGGGCTGGGTTGTCCTGCCAGCCGCCCTGCACCATCGAATCGGCATAGCCCTCGCCGGGCAGCGGCGCATCGTCCGGCCATTCCTCGACCAATTGGATGGTGTCCGTTGACTCGGTGAAGTTGCGCACACGGAACGTGCGATAGACCGCCTCACCCGGGATGCGCAGGCCGATAAAGGCGCTGCGCGCATCTGGCGGCGGCACAGGCTCGTCCAGTGTCAGCGTGACGGTGCCAAGTAGCGGGCTGCGCTCTGCCGCGACGATGCGCCCGCCGAATCCCCACTGCGTAAGGTCGTGCGAGATCGACAGCATCGACATGCGACGGTAGGACAGGTACTGCAGATCTTGCGCAAAGCCGATGTCCTTGTACTGAAACAGGCTCTGGGCAAGGTGGTAGCGCGCCATCTCGGCCGCATGTGCCTCTCGCCCGATGCCCTCACCGGTGAGCCGCGCAGGGTTAAGCATCGTCTCCACGCCCGGCGCCGGCACGCGCAGGGTCTCGACCTTCTTGGTCGTGCTATCGAAATAGCTGTACTCGATGCCATCGGCTGCAGTGGCCAGCGTGTAGTCCACGCTGAAACTGCCTTTCTTCATCTCCGCCATGTTGACCACGCCGGAGAGCGGCTGCTCGTCTGCGGCCCACACCACCGACAGGCGGCCACCGGCCCAGGTGACCTGTCCCATGCCAGCCAAAGCGATCGCCTGCAGCACTTCGTCGTGGCTACGCTCTTCGGTCAGCCAGTAGTCGTAGGTGTAGCCGTTCGCTTGGCAGTGCGCCATGAAGCCCTGCAACGACTCGATATCGATCTCCTCATCGCTCTTGCCCATTCCGCCGATGAGTCTGCCGTTCTGGTCGTAATAGCCGCGGGCGTACTTGAGGATGTGGGCACCGTTGTTGCTGGTCTCTTCGTTGACCCAGGAGCCATTGCGCCACACCGGGATCGGCGCGGCGATGTGCTCGGCCACCAACTCATCGGGCTGACCATTGATCTGGCCAGTGGCCTTCATCAGGATGCCGCTACGCGCGAGGCCGGCGTAGGTCGCGGTATCCGCCTGCACACTGCCCATCGTCGACCACTGGAAGTCGTTGCGCTGGGTGTTGTCGCCCGTGTAGTTGCCCTGCCCCAAGATGCGCACGCGCACGTCGTACTGACCCTTGGCCACATCCGCCGACACCGTGGCGCGCTTGCTGACGTCCAGCTTGTCGCCGGTGAACGTCTGCGTGGCCAGCGTGGCCCAGATTCCGGTTCCGGCAGGTGCGTATTGCACTTGTACCGTCTCCGACACGTTGTACTTCTTGCCGGACGTGCCCACGCCTCCCAGCACGTATTCCAGGTTGATCTGGATGCGCACGGTGTCGGCGCTGGTGGTGCGGGTCACGAAGTCGGCCGTATCCGGCAGCTCGCCACCGTCGGTGGTGTCCACGTTGCTGTAGAGCGGGATAGTTTCATCCGGCATCTGGCTGTAGCCGGAGTGGTAGACGCTCACGCCCTCGTAGCTCGACAGCGGCGTGCCGGCATTGGTGAACGTGCCGACGCGGCCCACGCCGATGCCTGGCGTGAGCACCATGCCGATGTACTGGTTGTCGCCCTCGTAGAAGGTGTAAGGCTTACTGGCGAAGTCCGGTGCGATCGGCATGCGGCCGAACAGCAGGCCAACAGGCTCGTAGGGGCGCAGCCGATTCCGCGGCGCTGCCAGGCTGTACACCGTGCCCGCGGTACTCGGGCCGGTTGGACTCTCGACCTTCGGACCCAGCACCTTGTTGATCACCAGCGAGCCAGCCACGAATACTGCAGACGCGGCGACGCCACCCCATGCGGTCGCAATGGCACCGCCGGCACCCGCAACGCCGAAGGTGAAATACGTCAGCGCAATCATCGCCACGATGTACAGGGCGTTTCTGCCGACCGCCCCTCGCACCTCAATGACTTGGCCATCCTTTGGATAGACGTTGGCCCAAAGATGCCTCGGCACGACGCGCCCACCGATCGACACCGACCAATCGCCCTGGTCTAGGTCGATCACGTGCCGATGCAGGAAGTCGCACAGGCGCTCGCCCGGCTGCAGGTCCATCGCAATGTGGCGCTGCCCTTCCAGGGTGACCGGGTGCGGCGTCAGCACCAGCTGACCGTCACTCGCAGGCGTGGTCATCAGACCCATGTGTAATACCCCTCAATGCGTGCGCCGTAATCCGGCAACTCGCGCGCCCGGTGCAGCCAGCTGCTGCCGAGCGCGCTGGTTGTGTGAAGCACCCAACCCTCATGGGCCAGGTAGAAGAAGACGCCGACGTGTCCGGGCCGGCTCTGGCCCTTGTCGAACATCAGCACCAGGTCGCCGTCGACCGGCTTGTAGGTTGGCACCGCGTAGGCACGGGACAGCTCGCCCAGCGCCACCTGCCCTGCAGCACCGCGAGGGCGCCGCGCCGGCATCTGCACCTCGCGACCGAACAGCTCACGCTGCACCTGCACCACGAGGTCTGCGCAGTCGTAGGTGTCGGCGTCGTAAGGGATGTTGAGGAACCGCTCAACCTCACTCGCCCGCATCAGAAGATCCCCGGCAGCGTGTGTGGGTTGGCGCGCAGCTTCACTGCCTGTTGGCGCATGAAGAAGTCCACGCCAATCTGCGCGGTGATCAGTGGGCCGGCGGCGCGCACTTGGGTCAGCGGCAGATAGAACCGCCGCGCGATGACGTCAGGCTGCGTGCGATCGGTGATCAGGTAGCGGCACATCACCATCTCATTGGGCTGCACGCGTTCGAGGTCATCGGTGATGCCGCGCCCCACGTTGTCCAACTCAAGCTGTGCGCGTGGCGTCTGGCCGGCCTGGTCAGCTGGTGGCGTGAAACGGAACGGATACCCGACGTAGGTATTCCCGTTGCTCACCCAATCCTGCGTGTCGTTGACGATGCGTAAGACCGCACCGAACGACGGCGCAGTCATCTCCAGCAGTTCAAGCGGCCCGTCCCGATCCGTCACGCGCTGCCGGCGTTCGAGAAAATTGCTCATCGCAAGTACTCCACAACGGCCTGCCGGGTGCCCTGGGTGAACGCGGCATTGGTAGCTTGCAGGCGACCGATAGCACCACCTTTGAAGCGCGCCGAGATCTGCTGACGCGTACGCGGATGCACCATCGTGAAATAGCCAACACGCCCGATTTCATTGAAGTAGAAATCGTCAAATACAGCCATGGATTCGGCGGTCAGGAACACCATGGTGACCGGCAGCTCCACCATGACGCGCGTGTTGATGATTGCCTGCTTCGCCGGCCCGCGTTCCATCTCGGTGCGCTGCACCGACGGATCCGGCTCTTCGCCAAGATCCCCCGCGAGCAATCGCACTCCTGCTGGCAATGTGGCCATCAGCGCCGCTCCCTCACGTCAAAGCGGCTCTTTGTCGCGCCGGCCGTACGTCCGCCGCTTGCCGTGTCACCTGCGACGACGTCGATGATGAACTTCCTCAACTCTGTGCCATCAGGCATCGTCGACCTCTGCTCACGTGCCTGCACTTGAGCACCCCCGTAATTGTTGATTTCGATCTTCGTTTCGGAACTGACAGCGCCACTCGTACCGGACGCCATGGGTGCAGCGGGAACCACCTGTCCGCGGTTACCCGGAATCAGGTAGCTGCGCCCGCCTTGCTGGAACAACTCCGGATCGCCGCCTTCGCCCACTTCGTACAGCGAGCCGGGCGAGACCGGACCACCATTGGCGCGGCCGCCGCCGTAGCTCATCCAGCCACCACCGGCGAACGAACCGGCATTGCTGCCGAAATTGAGGTTGCTGCCAGCACCTGCGGACGTACCGGTCCATGATCCGCCTGCGCCGCCGCCGGTTAGACCGCCCATGACGGTGCCCAGCAGACCGACCGCCGCCTGCTTCGCGGCATAGCGCGCGAGGTCGGCAATCATCGAGTCCACCAGGCTGCTGAAAGAAAACTTGCCGGTTTGCGCAAACTGCACAAACTGGTCCTCCCAAGAACTCAGGCTGGTGGACAGGAAAGAGCCGGCCTGTTCCGATGCGTTCTGCGCGGCGAAGGCGTAGTCCTCCCACACGCGGGTGAAACCGGTGCGCCAGTCGCCGAGCAGCTGCATGCGCTGCTGCTGGTAGTTGCGTTCGATCTCCAGCGAGCGCGCGAGGCTCCCATCCAGATCAGCTATTTGGGAGTTGTACGCACCCGGACTCAGTGCGGTGTTCTTGTCCAGCTGTGACTTTTCGAGCTTCTCACGCTCGCGCAAGTACTCGCGCTGAATCTCCAATTGACGCTGCAGCATTTGCGTGGCGTCGGCGCCGCGGCCGATGCCCATGAGATCGACATCGGATTGCTCCTGTCGCTGCTTCTCAAGCTGTTTGAGCCGCTCGGTGAGAGCCGCCTGGGCTGCCAGCTCGCGCTGAGTGCGGAGCGATTCGTCGTTGATCTTCTCCTGCGTCACCAAGTGGGCAAGCTTCGCGTCGACCAGATCCTTTTCGGCCCTTGTGGCCTTCTGATACGTATCCCCGGCCCGTGTCCTTTCGGCAAACTTTTCTGCTGCGGTCAGCTTGTCCGTCGACAACGCCTGCGCATCTATTGCCGCCGTCTGTTGGTTGATCTGATTGATCAGCGTGGCAAACGACGTGTCCTTTCTCCCAATGCCCTCGCGCTGGTTGAACTGCTTGTCGATCTGCGCGTTGGATTGCGCGATGAGGCGTTGCATGGAGCCGTCAGACAATCTCGAATCGGGGTTCCCTTTCGCGTCGCGCGCGCCCTCCAGCTTGTTGTAAAGCTCGATGATCTTGTTGCGTGCGGCTAACTTGGCCGATTCACGGTCCAGGCCAGCCAGGCGCGTGGTGAGTGCCTCTGATGCTGCCTTGGCCGCCACATCCTGCTCTTGGTAGACCTTTGCCAGATCCGCGATCGCCTGCCGCCCATCTGCCTCCACCTCGAACAGTGGTGTTGGAAGGCGCGTGCCGCCGATGAGTGAGTTCAGCCGCTGCATCTGGGCTTTCGGCGATGCCATCGTGGCGATCATGTCGAACTGCAGGCCAGACGCTGGCAGCAGGTTCTTCAACCTCCCGCCCAGTTTCTCCAGCTCGGTGCTGAAGGTCATTACTTCACCCCAAGCGCCACCCACCTCGTCCTTTACCTCGCGCCACCACTTCACGAGGCTCGGCATCGCCGCTTCTGCCTGATTGGCTACGTTGATCGAGCGCTCGTAATAGATCTGCAGCGCTTCAGCAACAGCCTGCTGCTCGCGGCCCTCTTGCTGCAACGTGATGATCCGCTGCAGCTGCGCGGCAGTGAGAAAGCCCTCCTGCTTGTTGAGCTCCACCAGTGCATCCACAGGATCGCGTGCGATGCGCTGGAATGCTTCGACGGTCTTGCTGGTCGCCTGCCCGGTCGACGCCTCCATGCGTGCGGCCGCTTCGGACACCATCAGGAACTGCTTGCCGGCGAACTGGCCGGATGCAGCAACGGCGGTGAGCGCATCCACAGCACCGCCGCGAGTCACCCCGGTCAGCTTGTCCAGGTCCGACACCAGGCCGCGGAACTGGCTGCCGCTGATGTCCGCATTGCGGCCGGTGAGGATGAGGTTCTTCTGGAAGTCAAAGAGCTCGTCCTGTCCCTGCTTCAGCGCGACCGCCAGCGCCAATGCGGCAGCGGCCGACACGGTCAGCGGATTGACCATGCCCATCACGTAGGACGTCACCGCCCTTGCTGCCGGGCCGATGCCGCCGAGCTGGTCCTTCAGCTGGCCACCCTGCTGGATCGCCACCATCCAAATCGGTTGGCCGCTCACGATGCTGGTGACGATGTCCGTCATCTGCGCCGGAATCATCCGCATCGCCGCTGCCGTCTGGCGCGCCGACATGGCGTACTGCTCGTTGGTGTTCTTCGACTTGAGCAGCACCTGCCTGCTTGACTCGATCTGCGCCTGGTACTGCTGCATCACCTGCGGCTTGATCAGCCCGAGGTCGCCGGCACGCTCCAGCCGCTCCTCCATCTCGGCAAGGCGGTTCAGCCCGGCCACGGTGGGATCGATCTGCGCGAGCAGGCGCTTCAGGTTGAGCTCCTGCACCTCAGCTGCGCGCGCCGCCTCCCTGGCCTGATTGGTGGTGCGCGCCTCGGCCTCCTGCAATGCACGCGCACGCGCCACCATGCGCTCCTGCTCCGTGCCTGCGCGCAACAGCGCCGCCGCCTGATGGTCGATGCCGGCAGCCGAATCGCGCGCCGCCTCAGCCAGTGCGCGATCCGACACATTCGCGGTGCGCTGCGCCTCTGCGTACGCCATGGCCTGCTGCGCAACGCTGCGGTAGCGCGCCTCCTGCTGCTCCAGCTGCTGCTCGAGCTTCTGCGATGCCGTGGTCGTGGCCGTGGCACCGGCCGCAGCTTCCTTGCCTGCGGAACTGTAGGCCTTCAAGCCGGCGGCGGTACCGGTCAGGCGGCTCTCCATCGCCACCAGCGCGCTGACGATTTCCGCCTGCGCGCGGTTGAGCCCCTGCAGTTCGGTGATGACCGTGCCGGTACCGATGCCGATGCGATCCAGCGCGCCGCCCAGGCGGTCGCCCAGCACCACGGCAGAGCGGTCGATCGAGCGCGACATCGATTGGAAGTAGCGCTCCAGCCGATCCGCTGAACCGCTGGCCTTGTCGGCGGCGGCGGCGTTCTGATCGAGCGCCTTGGTGCTTTCCACCAGACCACTCGAATCGACCCGAAAGCCAAGTTCGGCGATATCCATCAATCAGCTCCAGGTGTTGCCAGCGTCGGGCGGCCGCTCACGGGCCGCGGCTTGTTCTTCGCGCACAGCGCGCAGGTAGGCGTCGTCCATCGCCATGAGCATTGCCACCTCCTGCGGTAGGACGTCGCAGGCGGCCATCTCCTGCCACGCACGCAGCTCGGCATAGGACAGCGCCTCAGGGCCGCTACGGCGCCGTCCGGAGAGCAGCCAGAACCAATCCCAGACGTGCGCCGCCTCTTCCGGCATGTCGACGTCTGGCGTTGGCTGCTCGAAGCGCGCATTGCGCGCGCGTCGTGTCTCGCCCTTCGCGTCCGGCATGTCGTACCGGACGCTTAGATACGTGGCGTCAGCTATCCGCGTCTTCAGCGCTGCGAAAAAACTCCGCGCGGTTGCCCAGCTCCACCTCCAGCTGGTCGCCGATCCACGGCAGTTCCTTCAGCACCTTGCGTACGGATTCGTCGGTGAGCGGCGGCTTGGCACCGTGGAAGGTCAGGTCGCCCAGCCATTCCCAGGCGCCCACGGAGGCGACCAGCATGTCGGTGCGGCCCTGCTCCATCTTGGCGGCAGTCACCTTGCCCTTGCCCTGCAGGCGGTCGTCCAGGGCCTTGCGGCTGGCCGCGCGCACATTCGGGTGGGTGTCGGGCAGCAGCGTGATGCGCAGGCCCACAGGAACCTCGGTGGCGGGGTGCTTGATGTCGATGGCGCGCTCGGCGGCCACGATGGTGGTCAACTCGGTCATGGGTGATCCTTTGCGATCGATCCGGGAGGTGAAGCAGGGGAAGCCGGCCGGATCAGATCCGGCTTGTCAGGCGGCCGCCCTATCCCCTGCTGTACGGTTACGGGGTGGTGGGCGCCGGCACTTCGACGGGCACCTGGTTCAGGGCCAGCGAGTAGACGTGCAGCACGAAGTCCTCATTGCGGCCGCCCGGCGTACGGGGGCCGGTGACCAGGCCGCGCAGGTACTCGATTTCGCCAGACGGGCGCTCGACCTTCAGGGCGTATGCGCTGGTCACCGTCGGCTGGCCTGCAGCGCGCATGGCGATCTGGCCAGGGTCTGCGAGATCGCGAGCCATCTCCACCTCGGGGTCGCCGGCATTCGAGATGCCCTTGCCCTTCAGCGACACGGCCGTGTCCCAGGTGTCGTAGGTGACGATATTGGTGGTGAGACCGCGTTCGCCGACGCTGCCCACTTTCTTGACCTGCACGTAGGTCAACGCTTCGAACTGGGTCTTGGTCAGGTCGCTGTTCTGCGGCGTGGCGCAGATGTAGAGCTTGGAACCGCTGTTGGTTTGTGCCTCAGCCATTGCTGATATCTCCTCGCGTTGGGCATAAAAAAACCCGCCACGGGGCGGGGTTGGGGAATTGCTGCGGCTGGCTGCTACATGAAGCCGCGCCACATGATGGTCACCGGATGCATATGCCGCTCCGGGTCCTGGATGATGGTTGAGGTCCAGGGCATGCGGTACACGCGCATGCCGGCGAAGGTTGTGCCCTTGGCGAAGGCGGTGATGATCTGGTCGGTGATGCGCGTGCCCACCATGATCCCTTTGCCAGGGCGGTAGCACGCTGACAGCTGGCCAAAGCCCTGAAGCAGCGACGGGCCATCGTTGGCCATGCCGTAGTTCTGCGTTTCGTTGGGGAACCACTGCAGCTCCAGCCATGCGCCATCCGTCGGCGGCGTAAACGCAAGGCCCGGGTAGGAACATGGCAATCCCTGCGCTGCGGCGAAGGCGCCCACCAGGCCGGCGAGGGCGTCGTAGATCGCGGTATTGCTCATGGAATGCGTGCCTTCACCTTCGCGGTGACTTCATTGACGATGAAGTCCCAGTTCTGCGCGGCGGCGCGCATGAAGCCCTTGCCCGCCTGCTCGTATTGCCGGCCCATGCTGTCCTTGCCGCTGAAGCCATGCTCCATACGCAGTGCGTAGGCAGCGGTCCAACCGGCCCACACCGATTCGCCCAGCTGCAGGGCAGCGAAGACCAGAGCGGGTTCGCCGCCCTCCGATGTGGCTGGCCCGGCCTTGGATGCCACTGCAGAGTTGCGCAGGAAGCCGGTATCGACGGGCATGCGCCCGCCCCTGCCCTCCGGTGTGTTCGCCTGATCCATCACCGCCTGCGCGGACTCGCGGAAGATGGCCTCTTGCCGCTGCTTCGCCTTCTCTGCGAACGCGCGCACCTGATCACCGAACTTGCTTGCCACGTATCACCTCCGCCGTCATGTCGATCCGGAACTGCTTCGTGCAGCGGCAGCCGACAATCTCTTCCGGGCCGGCGCCGAGACTGGTATCGCCCGGGTAGTTCATCAGCGCGCCACTCGGCGACTGGAACGGCTCGCCAAACACCCGCCGCTGCCCGCTCATGGCCTTGTGCGTGTGCCGCGTACGCTTGTCCCCGGTGTCCGACCAGGTACCGATGACGTTCTCGGCCGCCAGCGCGCCCGATTCGATCTGCTGCCGGTAGGCTTCTTCCCGTCCTGCGTTCATGCTCGCGATCGACTCGGTGCGAGCGATCATCTCGCCGCGCAGCTGCAGCAGCCTGTCGGCGTAGTGCCCTGCGATCTTGTCGATGTCGGCCTGCGACACCGGCTTACCGGCAGCGATGGCGCGTTTGACGATCCCGTCCAGGCGCTTGTCGCGGCGTTGCCGCTGGAAGTACCTGGCCATTTCCCGCGGGTCACCGCTGGCCAGCTGCTGCCGCATGTTGATGACGAACTGCCCTTGCTGGGCGGTCAGCCCAATGACGCCGCCGGTGCGCCGGCCTGTCTCTCCCACGCGCCCCACGATGTCCAGAGCGCTCTGTCGCGGGTTGCGGCCGGCCGTCATGCCCACCTGCAGCACCTCGCGGATCAGCGTGCGCTGGTCGTTGACGATGCCGGTGACCAGCTTCGAAGACGCATCGCGCAACCACCGCTCAGCTGCTGGGTTGCGCAGGTCGAACTTCGGCCGCAGCGCTGGCGACTGCACGGCCGTCCTTGGGCGGTAGCTGCCGGTGATGAGCGGATCGAGCGACAGGCGCAGTTTCGGCAGTTCCGATGCCCCTTGCTGCCCGCCCGCGCTGTAGGCACTGCGCAGCGCTTCTGCCAGATCGGCGAAGCGCGGCTCGTCCAGCCCCATGACCGTCAGCACGTCATCGACCCGCCCGGCCTGCAGCAGGTCGGTGATGAGCTGCACGCCTACCTGGTTAGTCACCTCACGGATGGCACGCAGAAACGCATCGCGGATCGCCGGCTCCAGCCGCGTCGCCAGCTGGTCAAGTTGGCGGGCGGTTGCAGTGGCCATCAGCGTCTCGCGTGGAATTCGTAGAGCAGCACCTGCCCGCCAGGGGACAGAGGCTGCAGGTCAATAAAGGTAAACAGATCGTTACCCAGCACGATGCGGTCGCTCAGGGTGGGCACCGTATCGATCGCGGTGCTGATCAATCCCAGCCTGTCGCCCTTGAGCACCAGGGTGGCATCGCGGTTGGTAAGGCTGTACTCCAGCTCCACCACCTTGCAGTCGTGCTGCGTGGCTGGGCCCGGCTGTGGGTTGTGCGGTGGACCTGTCGGGGCGCCTGCACGCTGCAGCTGCGCCGTGTAACCGAACTCGGCGATCAGCTCCTCCGCTACCGCCCGCATCTCATCGTAGAACTCGCTCATACGACCATCACCGCTGGGCCTACGTACGGGGTCCGCAACAGCGGGCCGAGGATCTCATCGATTGCTGTCACCACCGGGCGATTCGGTACACCGCCATCGGCGCCCTTCTCGCTATATGCCACCTCGATGGGGCCGACCTTCTTGCGGATCGCCTGGGCACTCGCCACGAAATCAGGCGACAAGCTCCCCGGATTGGCCAGCTCCCGGAGGGCCGCCTCATACGTTGCCCGCTCCACCTCGCCCGGGATTTCCTCCGGACCGATGGGCGCGCCTGAGTTGTCGGTTGCATAGGTGCGGGGCCACTCGTTGGGCTGGCCCCGCCCTGCAGTACGCACGCCAGGGAACAGGGACTGCCACCGGCCCGACGCAAGCAGCACCCGGTACCGGCCGTCGATGTAGTCGGTTCCGCGCACCACGGCTGCAGTGCGTGCTGCCTCGCTGCCCGCGGCCCAGGCAGTATTACCCCGGGCCAGGTGATAGTCGTCTGCTCCTGCCAGCGTGCCGTACATGATCAGCTCCCGGTCTTCGACTTCTCGGCCTCGTCCAGCGCGGCCTGCAGCTTGTCCACGCCCCAGCGCTTGTCGTGCTTGATGCCGCCGGCTTCCAGCTTGGCGATGAGCTCGACCTTCTTCTGATCGGCTGCTGTCTGCGCATCGACCACCGCCTGCGCGGCTGCCACGGCGGCGGCCTTCAGCGTGTCGAGCGCGGTGCTGATGTTCGCCTCGCGCTCCAGCTCCGGCAGCGAGTTCCACTCCTCCAGGGACAGTGCCGAGGCCTTGAACGCGTTCTGCACCACGTCGTCGCGGGTGACGGTGTCACCGCCCTCGATGAGCAGGATGGTTTCGGGCAAGTTGAATGTGCCCAGCAGGAACGGCTCGGCATCGTCCTTCGATTCGCTCAGCACGTTGGCGGCGAGCCATGCCTGCACGACGGCGTTCTTCTTGATGGCCGGCCAGTTCGGGACGGTGGCCGGCGAGCCCGGCACGAGGGTGGTCCCGTCCGGCAGGGTCAGGGGCGACATGTGGTTGTTGCTGATTTGCATTTGGTGACTCCGATATGGCCCCGGCGATGACGCCCGGGGCCGTGATGGATCAGATGCCGTCGACGTAGACGACCTGCTTGGGGAGGCGCACGTCCAGGCCGCCCAGGCGCATCACACCCGGCACGTCCCAGCGCAGCGGGCCGCTCTGATACACCGGCAGGAAGCGGTGCGGCATCGGCATATGCAGCTTCAGCACGTTGGGGTCGTAGCGGTAAGCGATCATGCGTGCCACGCCGCCGACGCCCGCCGTATCCAGGCCGCGCAGACCGCGCACGGTCAGCTGCTGCCCGGTGGTCGCGGTGTAGACGTTGTTGGCCAGGAAGTACTGCAGGATGGTCATGTCGCTGTCGTTGCTCATCCGCTTGGTGGAGATGAGCAGGTACTTCTCCCACGGCAGCAGCAGTCGATCAGCGATCGCAGTGGTGTTCGTGCCCCTGAACACGTTGAGGACTGCCGAGTTCATGTCGGCGACGATCTGGTCAGGCGTTGCGGTACCGGCGGCCTGTAACGTTCCCCATGCGCCGGTGGGCGCCGCAACCGGAGTCACGCCGGCTGCGTTGAACAGGCCCGTGAAACCCTTGCTGCCGTCACCCAGCAGCGCGACGCGGTCGACCATCTCCTCGGATGCGCGGCGCGCGGCCGCCGCATCCTCGGTCGGCAGGTTAATGCCGAGCAGCTGCGCGCGCCCGACCTCTTCCCAGCCGTAGCCGTAGCCGATACCTGCGGTGTGCACGCCGGTCTGGAACTGCGAGCGGCTGGTGCCGGCCTTCGGGATGTCGTCGGCGTTGCCGTTGATCCAGTCGGCCTTACCGTACTGGTCCTGCGAGTAGTAGGTGACCGACGTTGCGAACTCGCTGCCGGACGTATCGACCGGGATCAGTTCGCGGTACTGGATGTCCGGATAGACGGTGCGGTAAACGCCGGGCTCGATGATCGTGGTCTGCGAGACCACGAAGCCCATGACTACCTGGGCGTCGAAAAGTGGATGTGCACGCATGCGGATAGGCTCCTTAGCCGAGACGTACGACGGCCAGCTGGGCTGCCGCGGTGGTGCTGGTGTCCCAGCGGGCGCCGGTGATGGCGGTGTTGTTGGTGGCGACGTTGGTGAACGCGCCGGCTGCGGTGAGGTACACCGGATCACCAGCAGCGACGGCGACCGATGCGGTCACCCAGATGTCACCCTTCGTGATGACGCGCGCCGATGAACGCTGCGGGAACAGGTCCAGGCCAGTGGCCGAACGATCCAGCAGCGTGATGCCGACGTACTTCAGGTTTGCGCCGCCGAACGCGACGATGCCCTTCTCCGCAGCTCCCTGTGCCACGGCCCGACCAAATGCGAGACCTGCGACATCCTCGACGTTGCGGGAGATGATCGTCGCCGGCAGCATCGTGGCCTGCATGCCGAGGGTGGCTGGAGGCTGGACATCCGGATAGTTGGTTTGCAGTGCCATGGCTTAGGCCCCCTGGTTCTTGGTGCGGTAATCGAGGCCGGCGACGGACGCGGCGTAGCCGTTGTCCTGCACGACGGTGCGGTGTGCTGCGCCGTCGCTCAGTGCGCGCGCGACCGGATCGAACGGCTTCACGCTGTCGGCGAGGATGTCGAAGCGCGCCTCGATGTAGGCGTCGCCCTTGCCGGCGATGGCGGCATCGCCGAGCTTTCCGATGACGGCAGCCTTGCGAACATCCGCATCGCTCTTGCCGCGATAGTCGGTGTCGTGGATTGCCTTGGCCGTTGCCAGCAGGTCACCACGCGCCTGCGCGCGCGCATCCAGGGCAGCGGCGTCCAGCACCTTGCCCTGCAGGTCGTCGATCGCGGCATCGCGCTTGGCGATCTCGGCATCCTTCAGCGCCAGGGCTGCGGTGTGGTCGGTCGCCTGGCGCGCGGCAACTGCGTTGGAGTCGGAGAGCTGGCGCAGCAGCTTGTCGATGGCCTGGGCGCCGGCGTCGGTGGTCTCGACGGACAGCCCATCGACCAGGACGGTCCGGGTCTTGATGTCAGGCATTGAGGTGTTCCTCTGATGGTTGTCGTCGCCGATACGAAGGTGTTCACCACCGCGCGCCCGGTCGACTAGCGCGAGATGGTTGTTGCGGATGTTTCGTTGCACGGCGTCGTACGGCTCGCCTTCGGGTGTTACGCCGTCTTCGAAGACGATCTCGGCGGTGTAGCCCTGGGATAGCTCGACCTTGCCGGCCTCCCAGTCAGCGATGGCAGCCATGTCCATGAGCACCAGCGGCACGCGCACGAACTTGTCGTCGTGCCGCACTTCGTCGCCGGTCTGGCCGACGGCGTACTGCTTCCAGTTGCTGGCATCGACCATCACCGGTGGGTGGTCGTTGGTCATCGGTCGGTGTGCAAAGCTGCGCAGCGTGCCGTCGGAGAAGACCTCCTCCGGTGGGCGGTAAAGACGCACGATTGGCATCTCGGGCTTACCCACTTCCGAGCCCAGATATTCCTGGATGCCGGTACGTGCCACCTTTGCATCGGCCACGAGGTAGCCGTCCGCGGTGCGTCGTGGCTTCGACACCGAGACGCGGTCTGTCAGGAACATGCGTGGCTCCAAATAAAATGGCCGCCTCGCGGGCGGCCGTTGTGATTCGATAGCTGTTACAGCGCGGCCATCTGCGCGCGAATGTCGGTTGCCATTAGGCCGTACGTAGCCGTGGTCGGATGCGTTCCGTCCGTCGTGGCGTAGCCGGCAGTCCCGTTGATCAACCACTTCAGCTCATCGGTGCCCCGAATCGATGCCCAGTGCTGGACCGCATCAACACCGGAACCTACCTGCGATGTGAGCCAGGCATTGAGCTGTGCGGGGATGCCGGTTGTGTCCCAGCCGCCCGTGCCGCCCGAGTAAGTCTGATTTGCCTCTGTAGCCCAGCTGTCCGTCGATGTTGTCCGCGGCAGCAAATGACCTGCCAAGATTTTCTGCACGCCGTTGCTGCGCAGGAGCGAATAGACCGCGCCGAGCCGCGACTGCATCACCGCAAGCGTCGTGCCGGTGCCGTTGTTGCCGAGATCGTTGGTGCCATACATCACCGTCGCATGCGTGGCGTACTTGGCCAGCGTTGCAAAGCGCGCATCGGCCACTGGCAGCGTGCTGGCGCTACCGTGCACCGCCATGCTCATGTACGCGACCTGGCTTGTATCGCCATCTGCCGCATCGCGAGTTGCACGTGACATCCAGCCGAGGCCAGCGACACGGTTGGTGCTGCCTGCATCTCCAGTGCCCTGCGAAATGGAATCACCAAGGGTGATCCACACCTTCGCTGCGCTCGCGTGCCGACCGATCAGCCTCGGCACATAACCATTGCTGCGGCTGGCAACGGCGGTACCGGTCGCGCTCCACTGGCCAGCGGCATAGACGTCGCTGCTGGTGGTCACTGTCGGGTCGAACCAGGCCACACGGGCGCCAGACTGTGAGACCGCACGCGCTGAGCTGTTGCACAGGAACGAGGCCGATGCCGAGTCGAACATCACCAGCAGCTTCACGTACGCGATCGAACCCCGCGCGAAGACCTGCAAGCCGAAATCGGCAGGCAACAGCGCATCGCTGGTCACGTCGTTTGCGCCGTCGGCCAGCGTCACGCCCTGCTGCCCGCCAAAGGTGATCGGGCGGATCACGCCACCGATCTCCAGCGACGCGCCCTGGATCGGCAGCGTGTTGCCGGCGTTGATCATCTGATTGGTGCTGTAGGCGAGCCTCCAGTTGTCCAGCAGGATCCGCAACTCGGTCAGATCGCCAGAGCCCAGAACGTAAGGCCAGCGGATCTGCACGCCGCGTTTATTCTGGGTCTCGCCGCCGTTGTGCACCACGTTGCCCGACGATGCGTAGCGGAGCGCCTGCGCTGCGGGAGGTGCATCGTTATCGCTGATCGTACCGGTGGCGCTCGTGGTGGAACCCAGTGTGTATCCGCTGCCAGCAACCAGCGACACCACAACCGTTTCGCTGCTTTCCACCCCCGAATCGTCGATCGTGGCGATGTTGATCGGCGCGCTGGTCTGTCCCGCGGCAATGGTGACGGTGTTGGGGGCCGTGTAATCGGTGCCGCGCGCCGCTGTGCCGCCGTAGCTCAGTCCAACCACGAGATCTGCGGCCGGTGCCGGCGATGCGGATGCAACGAATGCCAGCGCCCCGCCTTCGGTCACGGCTGGCGATCCGCTGATCGTCACCGAAGGTTGCACGGGCACCGGCGTGCCGTTGTCATCCGCCTTGACGAACTGCACCACCACCAGCGAGCCAGCAGCGCCTGCCGTCGCGTAGGTGGCGCCGGGCAATGTCACGCCTGCGAAGATCACCGGCGCGCCGACGACGGCTGCTGCCGGGGCAACTACCCACACTGCACCGCAGAGTGCGACACCCGCCTCGTCGTACTGCTGGTAGCCATTCAGACCCGTCGCGGACCTGTCCAGCACCGTGAAGCCGACAAACTTTGCAGCTGCCCCGGTGGCGGTGATCCCCTTTCGCCTTACACCCTGGTAAACCGGAACACCGAATGCAATGCCGCCCGCATCCTCCACATTGCGGTAGGTGAGCGCGGCACGCCGCATATCCACAAGCGCGCCGGGCAGACCCGGCTCCATCGTCGTCGGGTACTGACTCTGCAACGCCATCGGCGCGCTCTCCTTTTTTTCAGTTGTAGGTGCTGCGAGCTATGCGTCGTCCAGCTCTTCGAAGATCTCCGGACCCAGCACAATGCGGCCGCGGTAGGGCTCGATCTTCGACAGATCGATGGGCGCCTTGGTCAGGCTGATGTGCGGGGTGTAGTCCGGGAAGTCGTGCGAAGCGCCTGCGCGGACGATTTCCTCATGGCGCCATGCAAGTTGCGTGGACGCGAACAGGATCACCGCCGACATACCGCCCAACGGCTCGATGGCACGCGGGCCGCCGCGCGGAATGATCAGCTCACCGCTGCTATCGGCGCTCCACTCGCTCGCATTTCCCGCCTTGATCCAGTCGAAGGCCTGACGCGAGTAAGCCACCGTGACATGCAGGTCGTCGGCGATGTCGGTGATGCCCTGCTCCCGTGCCCAGGCTACGATCTCTGCCGCGTTGATCACGTCCCGGCGCACATACAGCGAACGCGGCTCGGCGTCGTTCAGCGCGTTGTCCTCGCTCTTCGCTGTGGCAGCCAGCTGCGCGGCCGCACGCTCCTCTTCCGCCTGTTCCTCCTGCCAGTCGGGGTTCGCCTTGGTGAAGTCGTCCATCGCCGATTCCAGACCAGGCGCTACGCCTGCCTCCGTCAGCATGTTTACGGCTACCTCGGCCAGCACCTCGTCGGGAATCAGCTTCGTGTCGGCGATGGTCTTGATGGTGTCGGCCGTGGTCTTTCCGTTGGTGGCGCGCTCTGTGTCGCTGGTCTGCCACAGGCTGCGCCAGCTGTAGAACACGTCCTTCGGCCGGCTGCCGAGGGCCGAGTAGATTAGGCACTCATCCAGCACCGACATGGCCGGCGTGTAGATCAACTCCTGCCCTGACTTGATGCGGTCGTAGTAGTTCCGGATGTCGTTGTCGCCTGTGCTGTTCAAACCACCGGGCGACTGGCCCAGCAGACGCGTGAGCGGGATATCCGCCGCGCCCGACACCTGCTGAAGGAAGGCCAGCATCACATCGACCAATCCACTGAAGGACGCCGACTTCTGCGTGTAGGTCTCCTCCCCATCCAGCACCAGCATGCCGTTGATGCCCTTGGCCATCGCCGCGAGCTGCAGGCGCTGGAGTAGCTGCGCCTCATACACAGGGTCGTCCGCCAGCTGCGTCATGAGGTTTGGGATGTTCAGCACATCGACCTTCGCCTCGAATACCAGGCTGGCGATGTTGGCGCTCGTGCCGTCCGCCTGCTTCACCGCGTCGCTGGTCGCCATCAGCACCGAGTCACCCCAGCCGTCGCCGTTGTCGAGGTCCGGATCCGGCCGATGGGCACCGTGCAGGATGACCAGCCGCGAGGGATGAATCTCGACTTGGCCGGCTCGGGCTGAGGTGAGCGTGTAGAACGCCGGCCGCCCGAACGTGGGTGACTCGGCGTCGCGATCCAGCTCGCCTGCGGTCAGGATGCGCTTGGTCAGCACGTTGAGGTGCTTGACGCCCTCCTTCCTCACTCGCGTCGGGTCTAGCGGCTTGCTGGCATCCGAGTCGCCGGTACCGATGTAGATCGCAGCGCCACCGAAAAGCCGCGCCTTGGTGTGCGCCTCCAGCAGCTTCACCTGCAGGCCAAGGCGTTTCTCCTCCGCCTCAAGGGCGCTGATCTGGGTCTGATCGGCATTCCACGTCCTCCAGTTCCGGCAGCCGTCGAGCGCAGGGATGTCGATGATCTTTCGAGCGAGCCACGTGCCGCGGTAGGCGTTGCTGGCATCAATATCGCTCAGCGCCGCGAGCGCGTAGTGGCTGTGCAGCGCCTTGTCACGCGAGGTGCCCAGGTTGGCCACGAGATTGACCAGCCCGTCTTTCAGTTGTGCGAGCTTGCCCATCAGAGTGCGTTTCCAAGGTTGTAGGTGCTGCCTGTGACCAGCTCAGCGAATGCGCCAGAGAGCGCGTCCACCTGGTCGTCGTGTTTGGCGTTGGGGAACTCGGCGATCTCGTCGAGGAAAGCGGCCACCCATGCACCATTCACCAGCTTGATGTTCCCGGCCTCGGCCTGCGCCTCCACCGGTGTTGCGCGGACCTCCTTCGATCCGGACTCGATCGCAGCCTTGACGTCCCAGCCGGCGAGCAGCTTGATCTGGTGCGCGGCGTTGGACTTGCCGGCGGCGCCAGGATCCTGCGGGATGCGCACCTTGATCGTTCTGCCGTCCTGCCGCGCGGTGTTCGTCAGCATCCGCTCCACGCCAGCGGGCGACACCTGGTCGCGCACCACGTCGAGCACGTAGTAGATGCCGCCGACCTCGCCCAGCAGCAGGCCGACCGTATAGTCCGGGTCGCTGCTGGTCTTCTCCTTCGGATCGGTCGCCGCGAAGTCCCAGCGCCGAACCTTGCGCGCCGACGAGATAGCCGGCGCGGCTTCCACGACTTCGAACCATTCCCGCTTGAACGTGCCGCCGTCGCGCGGCGTCGGCCGCTGCTGGTACTGACCTGCGTATGCGTAGCTGCCTTTCGCGCGCTTCAGTCGATCGACCTCGGCGCGCGGGAAGCGCTCCGGGAAAAGCAGCTCGCCGTCCTGGGTGCGCGGATCCTCGAAGAACAGCTCACCGTCGACGTAGGTACGACACGGACCGCCGGTCTTCTTGCCGTCCTTGTCTGTCCTCTCCTCTTCGAACTCCATCGGGAGGTTGAGGTGGACGAACCCGAGGTCCAGCTCCATCGCCACCGCTGCAATGTCCCGCTGGTGCAGGCGCTGCATGATGATGACCATGGCCGACGACGTAATGTCGTTGAGCCGGTCGGTGATGCCTTCGCGGAAGATGCGAACGGCAGTCTTGCGCTCGGCGTCGCTCTCGGCGGTTTCGGTCGAGTGCGGATCGTCGACCTTGACCCGGTCGCCGCGGCCGCCCGTCATCGAGCTGAAGGGGCGAGCCTCGCTGAAGCCATTGCCGGTGTTCTCGAACTTGCCCTTTGCGTTCTGATCGCCGCGCAACTTCATCGGCCAGGCGGCCTGGTATTGCGCGCTATCGATCAACCGGCGCAGCTTGATATTGTCGCGAAGCACATTCGGCTGGCTGTACGAAGTGGCCAGAGTCTGCAGATCTGGGCGCCCGCACGGCCCCCACTCCCACGCCGTCCAGAACACCAGCACCAGCGACTTCATCATGCCGGGCGGCACGGTGATCAGCAGGAACTGGATCCTGCCCTCGGTCACCGCCTCCAGGTGCTGGCACATCGCGCGCAGCGCCCAGCCGATCTTCAGCGGCCGCGTCGGCTCGAGCACGCGCCAGTGCTCGCGGATGAACCCTTCCAGGGACTGCGAGCGCGCCCTGATCCCTTCGACATCCTCGGCAATGCGCTGGCGTTCTCGCTCAGCCGCCCGCCTCGCCTTCTCCGCTCGGATCTCCGCCAGCGTCGGCAAGCGGACCGAGGATCTTTTCAAGGCGGTCGAGGTCATGGTCGGTGATTTTGCTCAGGTCGTAGGTACCGATTGACCCGGTGTGATGCCGCTTCTCGACCAGCAGGCCGGCGAGCTTGCCCTTGCCCATGGTCGCGGTGACTGCAGCGCTGGGCTGCTTCTCCTTAAGCGCCATGCGGCGCGCCTGCTCGAGCTCAGCCAGCAAGCTATCGACGGTTACTTCCGCCTTCGCGGCTACGCGCTTCTGACCCGCGCGCACAGCTGCGGCGATGGCCGGAACGGTCAGGAGGCGCGAGCCCTGCTGCTTGGCCGACCTCTCGCTGTAGCCCGTGCGGATCGCCGCCTGCGCGGCGTTCTGGTCCTTCAGGTACTCGGCGACGAATCGCTCCTGCTTCTGGGTCAGCCCGGGCGCTGCACGCGCTTTCGGCTCGGGTTTCTTCTTGGGCATGGGTCTGGCTCCCCGGGCGGGGCCGATGAATGGAGAACGGAAATACAGCCGGTGTTCGACTGGCTCAGAAGGTTTCATGATCCGCCCCGAAGTCCATCAGATGAACGCACCGGCGTTTCTCCGGTAAATCTCCCATCACTAAAAAACACTTTCCGACATGTCCATCTACAAAGCCGCTGCTACATTAAATCTCATCTACCACGCGATCTGTCTGTCCGAGCACCTTTTCGGTTATTCGGCCGCCGATGTGCTCCCCTGGATACTCAGCCGCCTGCGCCGCCATTAGGCGTCTTGACCTGGGCAGGAGCTGCCTCGCTTGTGGGCAGCTCCCGGATCTCGCGCATTCGCTTGTCGCAGTCATCCTGGACGGGGACGTTGGCGTTGTAGGCGTTGACGACCTGCTCTACGGTGCGCTCCTGCACGCGCTTGGGCGGGCACGGCTTAGTGAGTTCGGCTGGCACCGGGACGGTCTTCACCACAGGGACGTAGACCACGTTCGGCACGTTCGGCTTGGTGGCCACCTTGCCGGTGCACCCTGCCAGTGCAAGCAGCAAGATCAGAGCAGAGGGATTTCTGGGCATAGCACCATCTCCAGTTGTGCGCGGCAGGTGGACCTGGCCCTGGCCGCATCGAGGGCCTTCGCTGCGGCAGCCACCTTGGCCGCCGCATCCTTACCCGACACTGATGCTCTCGCAGCGGCTGAATCTGCGGCGGCCTTCCACTCGGCTGCACGCTGTTCCGCCTTGCGGGTTTCGTCGCTGATATCGCTCAACGCTTGGCCGCATGCGTTGGCTGCTGTGAGGTTGTCGATCGCTGACTGAGCTTCCTGGTCACGCTCCCGCTCTGCCTTCGCAACCGCCTTTGCAGCTGCGGCCTGCATGTTGTTCTCGCCGCGACTGCAGCCAGCCATGAAGATGCCGAGGGCCAGCGCCACCATCAGCACCCAGCGAAGCAGCGCCAAATAGGGTCTAAGGGGATCAGGGATCTGCATCGGTGCGCGCTCCGGCAGGCCGCGATTCCACTTGTCCACCATCGCAGGTTTCCAGTTTCGGTTGTCGAGCACCGCGGGCGATCAGTGCGGCGGCCTTGATTGCAAGACCGGCTCCAGCAAGCCAAGCGACAATGTTTTGCGGCAGCGCGGCGCGCCACTCGTCCGGCAACTCGCCGTAGGACAATGCGACGGCGCCGACCGCGAGTGCCGCGGCATCCAGCTTCACGGACCACCAGCGCTTGAAGTTCGCGATGTCGGAGACAGGCTCTAGGCCCAAGGCACGTACCGCTCGCTCGGCGACCTTCACTTCAACCCCCGCAGCTGCTTCAGGTCTCGGATTTCCTGGTCGTGCTGCTCGACCTTGATCGCGGTCTTCGCCAACTCTAGCTTCAGCGCCGGCACGTCAGCCAGCTGGGTGTTGATCGTCTGCAGCTGCTGGTTGACGGTCGCCAGCTGCTGGCTTGTTACCTGCTGCTGCGTCAGCATCGACTGCACCGAGCCGACCAGCCAATACGCTCCCACCACCAGCGCAGCGCCGATCGCACCGGCAAACCACTTCTCGATCGGTCCCAGCTGCACACGCGTCCGGCCGCCATCGTCGTTACGTGTGTCCATAGTCATGCGCTCCCCACCTTGCCGCCGACGTGTTTGTAAGCCGCAAGCAGGTTGTCCAACTTGTGCTCATGCTGCCCGTAGCCGGCACCGGGCAGGCTCGCCCAGATGTTGGACACCTTGGCAGTTGCCTCCGCTATCTTGCCGGCCTGGATCAGCGGTAGAGCGCGGCGCTCGCGGATCTGCTGCAGCGCGATCTTGTCCTGGCTCAGTGGCGAGAAATCCGACAGGCCCAGCGTCTTGCGGTACGCGTCGAAGTAGCGGCGCAGCAGCTGGTACCGGCCGGCCGCAGTGGATGCGATGCCGAGCTTTGGAAGGTTCACCAGCACGCGCGGGTGGTCTGCGTAGCCCTGGAACAGGGCCCCACCCACCAGCACGTCGTAGCCGCGGTCCTTGGTGGGCTGCTGCCCGTTATCGGTACCCTCCGACCACGCGATCATGTCCAAAAAGGCCACGACATTGCGGCCACCAGCTTGTTCAGGCGTGATGACCGCCATAACGTTCTCCCTAAATGAGAAAACCTCGCCGAGAGGCAAGGCGGTAATTGCTGTAACTTCTGCGCCTCGGGCATTTCTCACTGCCTCAGGTACTCCAGCAGTCACCGAGACCTGCAAATTAAAATCGACAATCCAAAACCCTATGCAAAGGATGCTCTTAGTGATTGAAAGAACTGGAAGAAAAAAATCCGAGCGTGCAGTTACAGACGACCAGTTAGAAAGAATTCTCTACTCGGCTAGCGATTTTGAGCAGGCCCGCTCCGCTTTGACTTTCCTCAAAGATCTAATGCATTCCAGTGAACAGAGAGGTATCGTTTATCAAAGAAAGATCCGATGCTTTGAGACAACTCTAATAATTGCCATGAGTCGACCGTTCGACGATAATCAAGCCATCAACTTGGGACTGATCGGCGCAAATCTTCACAAAGAAGAGCGAGCAGTCATTGAACTCGTGCGAGGCCTGCGGAACAAGGTTTTCGCACACTCCGACAAACTGCAAATGCATTACTCGTCCGAGGTTGTAGAAATTCAAGGCGTATCTACTCTAGTGCCGGTGCTAACGTTCGATGAACTCCCGCGCCTTTCAGTAAAGCAGCTCTTAGATATTGATGTTCTGCTAGTACGACTGATTGTCGCCACTTCCAAATTCATTTTCGAATTTGCTCAGAAGTATCCGGAGCGGATTCGGCGCTACCGAAAGCCGACCTAAAACTTTCAGCATGACGCGACATACGAGATTGCCGCGATGCTCTCCGAAAGGCACCGCCCGCCGCTGGCGGATTGGTGGGCGGCGTCATGTCGCCGGCCCGTGCGCGATCCCGGCGCGCAGCGCCTCGCTTCTCGACGAGGACCTGGCACGCCGACAGCGGACGGAATTGCTGCCTAGCTGCTCGAAAGCTGCTAGTAGATCAGATTTATCGCCGGGAGAAGCGCTATATTTTTTGCGTCAGTCCATGGACAAAAGCGCTAAGCAAAACCAGCATTGCGCCAACGCCCGTGAGCGTTGCTATCCCGCTGCAAACGACCCACGCTCTCGCAGAGCTCCGGGCTATATTTTGCATATATTCCGAGTGCGCAAGCATCCTCTTCGGAAAATTCTTCAGGTCAGCAACGCTTTTGGCCATGCCGAGAATATTTCGCGAACGTATTGTCATTCCATAGAGTTCCCAGCCCACAAAAAAAGACAGGGAAACAATCATTAGAATAGCAGTTGCAAGCATCGTATTGTCAGTGAACCTATCTTTCATCTGACTCCAGATTGCAAATAACGCAGCGTATCCAGCGAGCATAATCACGTTAGTGTACTGGCCTGCTGTACTCATCCCTTCTTTAAGTAGTTCCTTCTGGGCTGCAAATGCCCTCTCGTCAAAGCAGACTGTCCACCACTCGATAATGGCACGGGCATCTTCAGCATTCAGCGCTTCGTCTACCCAGGCCGTAACTTCGTGCCCGCGGACGGTGTATTCGCGCCTTGCGTAGCGGGTGGCATCCACACCATCCTTCTGCCAGATTTCGAAGCCATCTTCCCAGTTGCCTGGCACCTTCTCGGCATGACCAGCACCACCGAGCAACCGATTAATATCTAGATATGCCATTAGCGTCGCGCTCACAGGTTGTCTGCGAAGACAATACTAAAGCCCGGACCGACGAATATGACCAACGAGCCTTAGCAGCATTTCCCGAGGCGCCAAATGCAAAAAGCCCGGCAGAGGGACCGGGCTTCTCTCGGAATTCTTGACGACGCCGGAATTTGACCATTTGTCTGTGCAACTTGTCAATGACCTCCATCCCAAGGCCCCCAAACAATGAAGGCAAGCGGCGTTCCGTCTGTTGCAGGAGGCACAACGAATTGCTGATAGCGTCGCTCTTGAGTTGCTCCCCAGACGTCGAATTCCGCGCGCCAATCAGACTTAGCGCTCAAGCCGCTCTTCTCAAGAAAAAATTTGAGCGGAAACGAGCTCCGGCGACCTTCTCCATGCCTCTCGCACACCTCGTCCGGTATTTCGTTTAACCAACTGAAGTCTGACACACCTCACCCCATTCACGCGGCCATCCTGCCGCCCATGAAGTCTATCCCGCGCTGGAGCTCTCGGCGGTACTGCCAGATCGAAACCGTGCCGCCGTACTGCTCAGCAACCATCCGGGCCTTCACCGCTTGGCTTGCCGCCACGGTGAATTCGGTACGCACCACCAGCACGCGCAGCGGGAACTGCCTGCTCATTGACGCTAGCGCCCGGTCGATCCACCGCAGGTCGTCGGGGATGCCGATGTCGACAGCGACCTCCGGATTGTCGTGGGGCCGGTCGGCATCGTTCCGCGCACGCACCGGATCAACTGCCCAGGCCGGAATTTCGCCCAGCGCCGTAAGCCCTGCCCGCTCGGCCATGAAACGACGCCGCTGGCGACCGTCGCGCTCCACCAGCTCGCAGAAGGCCTGCTCCACCGTCTTTGGCGCGTAGTCCTTGGCGTTCTCCAGCACGTGCCGGCTGCGGTCGGCGCGGCTCAGGGTGTAGCGGTTTGCGTGGGCGTATCCCCACCGGCGCAGCTCAGCGAGCAGCGGATCTTCATTACGCCGCATGGCGAAATTCCTCCAACGTTTCATCATCCAGCCGGAACTGCGGCAGCCTGCCGTCGTCCTGGCACATCCCCATCTGCCGTCCCTCGTTGCCCTTGCAGTGCACGATCCCCAGCGTGCGGTCGCGGCAGCTGCAGAAGGCGCATAGCCCGCGCTTGCGCACCGCGGCGGCATAGCGCTTGCGCATGAGCTTTTCGTAATACGCCTCGGGCCGGCTCAGGTTCGTCGGGTTGAGCGTCATGCAGCGAGGGCTCCCGGCTGGCTCTTCTGCTCGTGCCACAGAGCCAGCAGCAGCGCCTCGGCGCGGCCGTCGTCCTTCTTGCGCTGCAGCTGGGGCGCAGCCGACGGGAAGCGGCGGATCGCCAGCTGCCGCGATGCGTCCTTATCCTGCCCGATCAGACCGAAATGGCGCTTCCAGCTCTGCGGCTCAGCCAGATTGAAAGGAATGCCCATCACCTCGAGCACTGCCTTCGCCTTGGCGTAGCTCTCGCCGAAGTTCATCGAGGATTGCGCGCCCGCCTGTCGGCCGTCCTTCGGCGGCATCGCCCGCACCCGCTCCACGCACCCAGCGAATACCGCGCCGGGGTGCTGGCCACGGACCTCGCGGATGAAGACCGCGATCGCGCGCGCATCAACCTCCTGCTTCTTGCCGACCGTCATCGTCGGCATGTCCAGGATCGGGCCAGCCTCGCCGTCGATCAGTGCGGCCACGGCACCGGACATGCCGGGGTCAATTCCGAACACCACGCGCAGGGTCATCGTGCACCCTTCTTCAGCGCGTACGCCTTCTGTGCGCGGGCGCGCGTGCTGGCGAACGCCTTTTGTTTCCCGGCGGCCACGTGGCGCTCCACCTGGGCGATGGTTTCCGCGCCATCGCGGATGGCTTGAATGCAACGGGCATAGGCCGGGTAGGCAGCGGCGAATTCCGCCACGCTTCCGAAGACCTTGCCCTCAAATCGGATCGGGCTGGTGGTCATGCGGCCTGCTTCCGGCTTTCGTTCTCGGCATCCCAGCCCTCGCGCCATGCATCGCGCTGCAGCTGGCCATCTTTGCCCATGCCATACATCGGCGATTGATCGCGCTTCTTGCCGGCCTGGCGCGCGCGGCGGCCGGTGTCCACTGCTTGTTCGTATTGGTGCTGATTCATGCTGCCCTCGTGATGTTGAGTAGTTGGTCCTGGTAGTCCTGCCAGGCTTCAGTGCCGCGGCCGCCCAGAACGTCGAACGTCCAGGCGCGGAACTCGCGGGCGTGGTGCTTGAAACTGGGTCCGAAGACCTCGCGCATGCGATCGCGACTCATGCCGGGCATCTGGTCGCCGTCGTGGTGCCAGGCGCCGAGCGCGACGACTGCGTGCTGGCCGATCTGCTTCTGGCCATGCAGGTCGCCGAGGTTGCGGTGGTGCATCTCCGTGTGGCCGCACTGGATGGCGCGCTGCAGGCCGGCGGCGATGCGCCGGCGACAAACAACGCAGCCGAGTGCACGCGCGGCGTCCTGGTAGGCCTGCTCAGATTTCGTTGCAGCCTTGATCGCTCGTTTCATGACGGCAACCCCATCCAATGAAACTCATTGAGCGGGGCGGCCCGAGCATGCATCCTGTGAATCCAACACAAGGACGAATACACATGAGCGAACAGCTGCTTTGCGTCCCAGTAATTTGGAAGCTCTGCGAACAGCCTGACGCATGGTCTGTTTGGGCGGCCTTCCTCCAAGCATTTCTTGCCGCCTTGGCTATTTTTTTCGCTGCAAGGCTTGCGGCAGGTCAGGAGAAACGGGCGGTGGCAAGGAAAACAGACATTTTCGTTCAGCGAATCCTGCAGGCCGCCATGCAGGCAGGCGCAATCAAGACGTTTTTCCTTGGGAACGCCCAAGAAGAGCCTCGCGAGCTCGTCTACAGCGCCCAAGCGAAGATCTTCGAGCTGTACGGCCAGTCGCTGCGCTCGGTTCCATTGGAAAATGTGGTAGATGCGCGCCTCTTGATTCCCCTCCACAATGCCGCCGCTTCTTGCGAAATGGTGGCCGATTTGCTGAAGAAAGAGGTGCCCGAGGCTCGTGAGGAAGTGGCAGATTGGTTTGACAAGCTGGGGATTGCTCAACACTCCCTTTTCACTAGTTACAACCAAGCCTTCGCTGTACAGGCTGAGTTCGACTCCACACCTCTTACTGCCCTCCTCAAAAGGAAGTTCCGAGAATTTCGTATGACAAGAATTCGCGGTTTCCATTAGGCAGCCCTCCGCGCTGGCGCTGGCTGCGTGCCCTGTCCGTTGGCCATCATCCAAAACTCGGTGAGCACGTCGTTTATGAGCACATGCGCGTAGGCGTTGCCGATGTGGCGAGTGATGCCCTCAAACAATCGGCGGAACTCGTCCTCATCCATCGAATCGAATGCCAGCGACCTAGCGACAATGACGGGGATCATTTCGATTTTCGGCAGCACTTCGCGCAGCAGCTTCGTGGCACCTGGGCCGAAGGCTGCATCCGACGCGGCAAGCACTGCGGCGACCACCGGCGTCGCGTCCATATCGATCTGCTCGCAGCAGACGTTCGCCTCGCGCTGCAGCTGCTTGATCGCTTCGTGGGTGTCCAGGCCTTCCCAGCCCTCGACGTTCTCGACCATCAACTGGCCGATCTTGTGCAGCAGCCGGTGGCGCCATGCGTCGCGCGGCGCCTTGATTTCCAGGCGCACCTCTTGCCCACGACGATAGCCGCGCTGCTTCATCAGTTCGCGGTCGACCGGATGCTCGGCCAGCAGAGCGAGCCGCTCTTCGCCGGTGTCCATCACCACCACGCGCTCGATCAGCGCATAGATGGGACGCGATGCGCGCTTGGCGCGGATCTTCTTTGCTGCGGCGGTCATGGTCATGCGTCGACATCCTGCCGCGGCGTGCGCGGCTTGAGGTTGCGGAAGCCGCGCGAGCGCGGGACTGGCTTGCCGCCATCACCTTCGATCGGTGCCGGCTGCCAGTACTCAGGCAGGTTTTCGCAGCGGTACTGCGCGCCGTTGAACAGAAGCCTGCAGGAGCCACCTGCTCCGTTTCGATTCAATGCCACGATCACCTCAACGGTTCCGGCGAACCTTGAGTTCGGATCGTTCACTTCCTCGCGATAAACGAAGATCACCGACTCAGCATCGGCCTCGATGGACCCTGAGTCGCGAAGGTGCGATGGCTTTGGCCGGCCTTCCTTTTCGGTCTCACGACTAAGCTGCGACAGACAGATAACCGGAATGCCTAGTTCCTGCGAAAGGTTCACCAATGCGCGTGTTACGCGCCCTACCGCAACCGAATAGTTCTCACCTTTCCCAACAACGATGTCGACGAGCTGCAGGTAATCCAGCACCACCAGCCCGAGCGGCGTCATCGCGTGCTGCCGGCGGATCTGAGCGCAGATGTGCTCAATGCGGCAGGACCCAGGCTTGGTGATGAAAATCGGCGCGCCGCGCATCCTCGCGACGGTCTTGGACACGGCAGTCCAATCCGCCTCATCCAGCGTGCCACGACGCATGCGCTGAGAATTCACGTGTCCAACCGAAGCGATCATTCGCTTCGCGTACTGCTTTTCTGTCATCTCAAGGATGACGATATGCACAGGCTTTTTCTTCACCAGCGCGACGTATTCCGCGATGTTCTGAGCGAGCGTTGACTTGCCGTGCTTGGGCCGTCCGCCCAGGAAGTGCACACCCGGAACGAAGCCGCCGAGGATGTCGTCGAAGTCGGGGAAGCCTGATTCCAGGCCGTCCATCCCCTCGCCCTTGCCGTGTCGATCGGCGAGTTCGGCGAACGCTGCCTCCATGGCGTACGAGATCGGAGATGACTCCGAGGGCTGAGCGGTCAACAGCGCTCCAACCCGCGTCTGCGCACTGCCGATCAGCTCGACGCTGCTCTGCCCTTCCGGGTTGTAGCCCGCGTTGGTGATCTCGGTACCGACTTCGATCAGCCGGCGCAGCCGCGCCTTGTCGGCCACGATGTCGGCGTAAGCACGAATGTTGGCTGCCGACGGCGTGGTAGTCGACAGCTCGATCAGGTACGCGCCGTCTGCCACCTGCTCGAGCAGACCCTGCGCATCGAACCAGTCGCCCATGGTGACCACGTCGAACGGGCGGCGCGGTGTGGCCGTGGCCATCTCGCGGATCGATCGGAAAATCAGCATGTGGTCGCGGCGGTAGAAGTCGCCTTCCACCAGGAGGTCGGCGATATCGTCCCAGGCGCGGTTGAGCAGCATCAGGCCGCCCAGCACCGCCTGCTCGGCCTCCACACTGTGCGGCGGCATGCGCAGCTGGTGGTGGTCATTGCGGTCGGCGCGGTCTGCGCCGTATTCGGCGTCCATGCGCTCGATGTCGTCGTGCAGACTCATGCGGCGTGCTCCGTCATCGCCCGATCGAACAGCTTCGCGATGACGTTCTCGCGCAGCAGGTACTCGAAGTCGGGCTTCCAGTTTTCGTGGCCGGCACCCCCAGGCTTGCGGCCAGAGTGGAACTCGTCATCGGCAGCGGTCTCGAACAGCGCCGCCCAGAATTCAGCGGTGACGCGCTCGTTGCCGTAGAGCTGCCGGCAGATCGCCCGGACGGTGGGCAGGGCCTTTTCGACGGCCTTGAGCCGCGGCTTGTTCAGCACGGTGCATGCGGTCAGCTCGCCGTTTGGCTTGGCCAGCAGGCGGTTGTAGGCAGCCTGCGCTTCCTCGGCGATCTGCTGGATCCGCTGCGCCTTCCGGAATTTCAGGTCGGCAGGCGGCGATGGCTCGCTGGTCAGCGTCAGCGACGCGGACGACTCCGAGCGAAGCGAGGATGTTGTTTCTTGTTCCTGCTCCTGTTCCTGCTCCTGTTCCTGCTCTTGGCTTGGGAGGGCCTTCGAAGGGGCTTCTTCACCCCTTGCACTCCGGATGTGGAAATCGCGGTGATACTGCCGCCAGAAGTCATGCAGGAACGGGTTGTCCGGGAGCGCGTCGTACTCACGCTGGATGCCGGCGCAGCGATTGTCGGAAGCCTTGAGATTGCTACCGATCTGGAAGGCGGCCATCTCGACCACCCACACCATTTCGGAGTCCTCGTCGTACCGGCAGAACCCCGCTTCGATACACTGCCGAAGCCCCTTCGAAGCCCCTTCCAAGCCTAAGCCGGTTTCATGGGCCATGTAGAGGACAGGCTGGTAGTACAGCCCCAGCATGTTGGAAGCCGGCGAGGACATCAGGTACAGAGCCACGACCATGCCCTCTACGCCCCCCTTGCGAAGGGCCTTCCCAGTGGCTCCGGTCCAGATGGTCGGCACGATCTTGGCGTAATCACGCATGGCGGCCGTCCAGCTGCGCGGCGCGCTTCATGCGCTTCACCTGCCGGCGGCTGCGGCCCTCGCATTCGCGCTTCATGTCGAGCCAGTAGGCCCGCGCAACTGCCTTCTTGCCTGCGCCCTGCGCCTGCCTCAGTAACTCCGCCAAGCGGCGGATGCGGCGCTCCCGGCGCCAGTCCTCGAGCAGCTGCAAGATCATGCTGCAGCCCTCTGGTTGGCCGCCGACCAGGCCTGGTGGGCAACCTCGGCCACCATCGCCTGCAGGTCGCCGCACAGCTCGGCGATACCTTTCGCTTCGTTCGGCGTGATGCGGCCGTCCTCCATGGCTTTGCAGATCAGCGCGGACAACATGCCCTTGAGCGACGACGCCTTGAGCATCGCTGCGATGACGTCGCCCGCGGTGGGCGTGTCGGCGCGCTGGACGATGAAGTCGTGCTCGGCGGCCAGCGCGTGCAGAATCCGATAGTCACCCGTCAGCCCCATGATCTCGCTGGCTTCGGCCAGGGTCAGGTGGTGCGTGCGCGTGTTCGGGTTGACCTTGCTGCGAAGCACCGCAGCTGACATCGGCTTCTCTTCGCCGCGGTCGTTGGTAGAGATGAGGCGTGTGGCCAGGGCCACGCTGCCACCTGGATAGTCGAGAACGGTTTTATGTGCTGCGTCGGCGATGTTCACGGGCGGGATACCTGAACGTGGTTTGGGACACCTGCCCTGGCCAGGATGTGCGCCATGGACGCACTACAAAAACGGCTCAGAGCAGCGAGGAAACGGGCGCCGAATGTCACAACGATCATTCGGTGGAAGGGCAGCGTGTTCGCGCTGCGGTGGGTCAACGAACGGATGGACGTTCGGCTGCTACGGAAGGCGTGAGACGTGAAGCGAAGAGACGTCGTCCCCCTTGCGGTAGGCTGCTGTTTCCACACGAACAGCCCGCAAGGAGGGCGACATGGAAGAGGTCAAGACGACGTCGTATCCGATGGAGATCGGGAAGCCGTACAACATCAACAACCACCATCCGATCGCGGTGGTGGTGCGCTTGACCTGCGAGCGAGGCTCAACCATTCGGGTCGTCCTCCCTCCCACCGGTACGGTCACGGTCGTCAGCCAGGGGGACATCACCAAATTCGAGGTCGACGTCGTGGGGGGCAATCCGCTCGGGCCGCGGGCTCTCGACTAAATCGATGTGGGTGGTCCCGTCGGCTACTGTGTGCCGGCGTGCTTCTACGCCCTCGGGCAGTGAGAAGTTGATGTCCGTGCCCCCAAGGAGCCGGGTGCCCACGGCACGGCCGCTGCACGGATCTACGGCTACCGTGAATCGGCTATGGAGTACTGAATTGATGCGGCCGGCGACAGCGATGTCCTGCGCCACCGTCGAAATTATCTGCTCCTGCAGCGACGGGCGCGCCAGCTCCGCGCGGCTGGGCTTGGTGAGCCAGTCGCGCACCCACAGCCGGGGATTCAGGCGGTCAGGCAGCATCGGCCACCTCCCGTGCGGGGCTGGCCGGCGGCCAGATATCAGGCCGCAGTTCGGTCAGCGAGACGGCTCCCTGGCTCTGAACGTGCAGCTGGCGCACCAGGCCGCCATCGAAGCGCTGGCCTTTGCTCATCGCCTTGCGGAGATAGCCAATGGAAGTGCCAGCGCGAGAGGCGTAGTCGGCCTGCTCGGCTGGGGTCAAGGTCGTGAGGTAGCTGCGCAGAGTGTCCATGCGCAAACAATACCCTCGGGTAATCATCAAAGCAATACCTGCAGGGAATTTACTTGTAGGTAAGTGACAGGCTGCAATAGGCGGATGGACAAATACGAAACGCGCCGGCTCGCCCTGAAGGCCTTCATCGACTCTTTGGGGCGCGGGGGTACTGCTCAGGTCGCATCGCGCATAGGCAAAGACGCGAGCTACGTGTCTCGCATGCTCTATGAAGAAGGCAAGCCGGGAAGGAAGCGCATTGGGGAGGACACCCTTGAAGCGCTGGCAACGGCTTACCCGGAGAAATTTGGCTCTTCTATTTCTGTCTCACCAGTCCCAGCGACTGAGACGGCTGGGAGCTACGTTCGCGTCCAACACTTGGACGCGGAGGCAGGCATGGGCGAAGGACGAATCAACGACGACTACCCAGAGGTGATTCGCTCGATGGATTTCGAGCCAGCCTACATTCGCTCAGTCGTGGGGTTCGTGCCGCCACCCGGCCGCTTGATCCTGATCACTGGCCGCGGTGACTCAATGATCCCGGTGATTCAACCAGGTGAGTCGCTGATCGTCGACACAGGTGTCGCAGGCTTCGACGGTGACGGCATCTATCTGATCAACACCGGAAACGGGCAGCAGATCAAGGCACTTCAGGATAGAGGTGACGCCATCTATGTCGTCAGCGCCAATGCTGCCCTCTACCCCGCTTTCCCTCTTCCCGCTCATGCTCTGGTGGCCGGGAAGGTTTACCTGCGCAACCGCATTGATCGATTGAACTAGGGGTGTAAGGGATGAAGTACTCACGGGTCACCGCCGCTCTGCTATCGCTGCTGCCTTTGCATGTAGCAGCAGAAGATCAACCTCCAGCGCGCACCTTTTTGCAGGAGGTCAACGGCTCTTTTGTGAGCTGCCCCCGATTGCTGGGAGAAGAAGAGCTCAACAAGCGTCTCTATGGCCGAGCGGCTCCGAGCAACGCGGGAGCAATCGGCGACTGTGCAAACGAAGGGCGTGCACGTTTACGTGCAGCATATGACGCCTATGTCGCGTCAAACCCAGGCGCTGAGGCGAAGTCTTCTGCAAAGAGCCTGTACGCGGCGTCGCTCGCTTATGGCGACGCGGTCATCAATGCCACCTCCAGGCGCGACTTGGACAACGGCATTGCACAGGCAGAACTGAGTAAGGCCAAGTCGATTTTCATCATCGACTCTGGGTTGTAACGGGCAGTGGCGGGTACCGACGAAGCGTTCCAAACAGCGCTCATCGAAGTGCAACTGCTGACAGCTTTTTTGAACAAAACGCCTTTGGTTCCGGCCGAGGTCAGTCTTGCGCTATCGCGGGAATACTCTCGATCAATGTGGGACAAGATGCTTGCTACGGGCTGCACCTTAGGCGAAGCATCAGGAGGTCCGGGAACTGCAATGGTGACCCGGGATCACGCGGAGTTTGTTGCGTATATGAGGTCCATTTCAGACGACCTTGCAGCGCAAATAAAGATCGTGAAAGAAGGTGTTGAACACTACCTCCGACATGGCGATTCTCCACCGCCGGCGTATGCGTGGCGCGTGGCCGTGATCCTGCGAAAGCGCAAAATTTTCAGCGTAGAGGCTGATTTCTTGGAGGCATTCGCGGCGCATTTCTGCCACGAGAGCGTAGGCAGAAGAGAGATCGAGATAGCCCAGAGGGCCATCAAGGCCAGAATGCTTGCCACACGGGCCGCCACGGCCGCGTCTCAGTAGCACCACAAGGCCTATCCCAGCCCGGCGAACGAAGTTTTGCCCTGTCACGCTACAAGGCGCGCAGCCCCGCGACCAAATAACTTACCTGTGGGTATTGACTTAAAAGATACCCCAGGGTAACTTACCTCCATCGCAACGAACCACCCGGATCCCGCCGGGGACGTGCGACGGAGAACGTAGATGTCCAGCACCCGCTGCCACCCGTACCACCCGCAATGCGGCTGCGCGACCTGCAGCCGGCATGAGCTGTCGGACGAGCGCGCCGACGTACTGGCTGATGCCCTGCACCGCTCCGGCGACGTCTTGAGCGAAGCGCTGGGCGAACTGACCACTGAGCAGTTGGCCCTGATCGCCGGCCACCTGGCACAGGGCAACGATGCCGGTGCCGCCGAGATCCTGCGCAGCGCGATCAGCGACTACATCGCCAGCGAGATCGAGCGCCGCATGGACGAGGTGGGCACCACCAAGCTGGAGACCGTGCAGCACATGCTGACGGTGTACGAAGCCAAGCCTGCGCCGGTCGCCGTGATGCCGTGGCAGGTGGCGGCATGAGCGCCCCTGTCGATGTGCTGGCGGTGTTGGAGCGCGAAGCACAAGTCGCCAACGCTTACAGGCGGGAATCTGGTGCAAATGTGCTGGCCTCTGATGCCGCTCAGGAAGCAGAAGAAGCGCGCGCCGCCATGGCCGAGTTGATCGCCGCAGCCTCAGGGATTGAGGGGCTTGCGCGATTGGCAGCTGCCCCACTCAAGGATTACCGAGCTGCGGTTGATCGGCTTACTGCTGCCCTGGCCCGCGTAGGCGGTGCCGTATGAGCGCCGTCATCCCCTTCCCCACCGCTGCGCGCGGCGCCGACCTGGTGCGCGACATCGCGCTTGATCGTGGCTATGGCGCGATCACCGTGGCGCAGCTGGTGCGCACCTTCCAGCCCGACAGCGTGCGCCCTTTACGCGTGCAGGCATCGCAGCACGTGCGTGATCCGGACGAGTCGGCAACGACCTACTTCGACGGCCCGGAGGCTGCGTGATGGACGAGAAGGAATTTCAGCGACACATGCTGCGCGAGGACGTGCCGTTCGCCCTGGTCTGCATGGTCATCGGCGCGGTTCTGACGCTGCTGGCCCAGCTGGTGTTCTCGTGACCGGCCGCAGCTACGCCGGCTTTGCCTGGCTGTGTGCGTCGCTGCTGTTCCTTGCTGCGCTGGCGCTATTCGCCTACGTCCGCAGTGCGCACGGCATCTGCTCGGCGGTGCTGGTTGTTGGCTTCGTGCTGTCGCTGCACCTGCCCCAGAGCTGGAGCAATGCCCGAGCACGTGCGCACCGTGCTGAGCCGCTGCCAGCTGTCGACCCCTCCATTTCCTTTCCCGAACAGCCGCGCCGCGGCGTGCGTTGATCCCCGCCGGCGTGGCCGGCAACACCCGACGAGGTTCCAATGTTCCAACTCGATAAACACGAGGCGTCCATCGCCAACGTCAACCAGCGCATCCAGCGCCATGGCGAAGAGCGCCAGCTGGCCGCCGACATCAAGTTCGTGTTGAGCGTCAGCAACGAAGCGCTCGATTCGTTCGACCCCACCCTACGCCACGACCTGTTCCGCAAGCCGGCGAAGGGCGAGCAGCAGGATCTGCCGCAGATCGGCGGCGACGGCCTGACCGCCGTGAAGCATCCGGCGCTGGAGCCGTTGAAGCTGAGCCATGAGTTCACAGGCTTCGAGATGCATTTGGCAGGCTTGCTGCAAGCCGGCGAACCGATTGTGCTGGTCGACGTGAAGCTGAAGCGCTTCGTGATCGAGCCGAAGGAAGGCGGCAGCCTCGCGATGTCGTTCACCGCGTCGGCCGAGGTGGAGCCGCAGGAACTGGCCGAGCTGTCGGAAGCGCTGATCCGCGAAGACGTGCTGCTGACGTTGATCGCACCGAAGCGTGCCGGCGCCGTTGCCGAGGACCTGACCGAAGGCAGCGATACGCTCGACGCGCAGGACTCGGCAGATGCCGCCGCCGAACTCGCACGCTTGGCCGAAGCCGGCCAGAAGGCTGCGGCATGAACGCGCCCGCCCGAATTCCGTTGATCGATGTCGAGAGCCGCCAGATCGCAGCAATCGGCCACGACGCCGGCACGCAGACCCTCGCTGTGCGCTTCAAGAACTGGAAAGGCGAAGTCACCTCGCTCTACCACTACGACAACGTTACCGCCGAGGACTTCGCCGCGCTGCAGGCGGCTGAGTCGAAGGGTGGCCACTTCAACAAGGTGATCAAGGCCGACCCGGTGCGCTGGCCCTACCGCAAGGTCGAAGACCGCCCGCTCGCCGACGCGGCCTGATCCCGAACCCTGATCCGTGGCAGGTGTCCACGGACGCGATCGCACCGCGCATTGACTCTCGAAGGTCAGACGTTAAAGGCAGGAAGGGAACCGCCCGCACCGCCGATACGTGCGCAAGAAGGAGCGGAAGGCGAAAGCCTATGCAGTCGGGAAAGACCGGCCCCAGCGAAAGCTCATGGGTGAATGAGTGGTGCGGATGCAACGCCGCTGACCGCCGGGAAAGACCGGCCTCTATCCATAGCGGAGCGGCTTGCGATCAACGAGCGTTCTTGTCTGTCGTATCGAAGACCAGGCTGCTCCGCTATGGAGGGAATGCGCAGGCTGATGCGCAAAGCGTGTGGGGCAACTCCGAGCACGTGCGGAACGTACATGGCCCTGATGCCGGGATCAGCTCCGGCCCCTCCACCCAGTAAGTGCCGGTTCGATTCCGGATGGTTGGCCGACGGCTTGGTAGCGACGAGGTGCGGTTCGAGTCCGTGGTTTGTCTAGGTAGGCAAAGGCCCGCGTGGTCCCGGCGATACGGGACACCAAATTCATCGCCAGCCGGCGGCGCCCATGCCGGCACCTCTTCCACCCAAGGATCGCCCATGAACGCAGTCGCCACGATTCCACAACAGCAGGGCACGCAAATCGCCCAGCCGCGCCAGCAATTCGACCTGAGCCCGCAGACCTTCGACCAGGCGCTGACCTTCGCCGATTACCTCGCGGAGAGCGATCTCGTGCCGAAGGACTTCAAGGGCAAGCCTGCGAATTGCCTGATCGCCATGCAGTGGGGTGCGGAGCTGGGTTTGAAGCCGCTCCAGGCGCTGCAGAACATCGCTGTCATCAACGGCCGCGCGGCGCTCTGGGGGGATGCGGTGCTTGCGCTGGTTCGGAACTCGCCGGTGTGCGAGTTCGTGGAGGAATGGGACGTCAACGAGACGGCGCACTGCAAGGTGAAGCGGAAGGGCGAGAAGGAAGCTCTGGTGACCTTCAGCATGGAGGACGCAAAGAAGGCTGGCCTGGTCGGCAAGCAAGGCCCCTGGACTCAGTACCCGAAGCGTATGCGCCAGATGCGCGCCCGCGCGTTCGCGCTCCGTGACGTGTTCACTGACGTGCTGCGCGGCATGGCGATTGCCGAGGAAATCATGGACATCCCGCAGGCAGGTGCAGTGGCTACTGAGCATGGCCGCGCCGCGATCGAGGGCCAGGCCGAAAAGCAGCTGCCCGCCTACTCGGAAACAGACTTCGCCGCGAACCTGCCGAAGTGGTGGGACATCGTCGCCAGCGGCAAGAAGACCGCCGATGACCTCATCGCGATGCTGCAGACGAAGGCGACGTTCACCGCCGCGCAGCTTGACGAAATCCGTAACCCGCCGACCGATGAGGGTGAGGCGCAGAGCAATGTGGCTGTCGCTGCCGGCGGCACCCAGACCGCAGTGGAGCGTTGAGCATGAAGACCGTCAACCTGATCCAGGGCACGCCGGAATGGCATGCCCACCGTGCTACCCACCTAAACGCCAGCGAGGCGCCGGTGATGCTGGGCGAGTTTCCGTCCGTCACACGCAGCGAGCTCCTCAAGGTCCGCGCGACCGGCGTTGAATCGGAAATCAGCTGGTTCCTGCAGCAGATCTTCGATGATGGCCATCGCTTCGAGGCGCTTGCGCGACCGCTGGCAGAGGCGATTGTGGGCGAAGACCTGTACCCGTGCGTCGGCGTAGATGGAAAGCTATCCGCCTCGTTTGACGGCCTCACGCTGCTGGGCGACGCGCTCTTCGAGCACAAGATGTTGAACGCCACGCTGCGCGCGTGCATGACCGAAGGCTGCACCGGCGCCGACCTGCCGATCTACCACCAGATCCAGATGGAACAGCAGCTGGCGGTATCCGGCGGCGAGCGGGTGCTGTTCATGGCGTCGGAATGGGACGCCGACGGCAACCTGCTCGAAGAACGCCACTGCTGGTACGTGCCCAACCTTGAGTTGCGCCAGCGCATCGTGGCCGGTTGGGAGCAGTTCGAGCGTGACGTCTGCTCCTACGAAGACAAGCCGGCCATTGCGCCTGCAGTCGGTCGTGCTCCCCAACATCTCCCCGCGCTGCATATCGCAGTGACCGGCATGGTGACGGCATCCAATCTGGCCGAGTTCCGTGGCTCGGCAATGTCGGTGCTTTCGCGCATCAACCGCGATCTGCAGACGGATGAGGACTTTGCCAACGCCGAGCAGACCGTGAAGTGGTGCAAGGGCGTCGAGGAGCGGCTGGAAGCAACGAAGCAGCAGATCCTTGGCCAGACCGCCGACATCGATGCGGTGTTCCGGACGATGGACGACATCTCCTCCGAAACTCGCCGCGTCCGCTTGGAGCTGGACAAGCTGGTCAAGGTCGAGAAGGACAACCGCCGCACCCAGATCGTCGCCAACGGCGTGCAGGCGGTGCGGGATCACTACGCGTCCATCAACGCGGGACTCGATGCGCATGCGCTAGCGGTACCGGCTTCGCTGCAGGCCGACATCGGCGCGGTGATCAAGGGTAAGAAGTCGATCAGCAGCATGCAGGATGCCGTCGGTACCGCTGCCGCCAACGCCAAGATCGCCGCCAGCCAGCAGGCCGAGCGCGTGCGCGCGAACGTGCGCGTGCTGGAAATGGAGATGGGCACCTTCGCCGGCCTGTTCCATGACCGCGTGCAGCTGTGCGCCACTAAGTCGCCGGAGGATCTGCGCAACCTGATCACCATGCGCATCACGGAGCAGAAGCGTGTGGACGAGCAGCGCCTGGAAGCGCAGCGCGAGAAGATCCGTCAGGAGGAAGCGGCCAAGCTGGCGCGCGAGCAGCAGGAGCGCGAGGAAGCGCAGCGTCGCGCCGACGCCCAGGCCGAGGCAGCGCGTGTTGTTGCTGCGCCGGCGCCAGCCGCTGTTGCTGCGCCCGCGCCGGTGGTCGCGTCGGCACCGGTGGCGGCGGCCCCCGCTCTCTCGCAGGCAGCCAAGTCACTGGCCGCGCCGGCACCGGCCCAGGTCGTGCGCATCAAGCTCGGCGACATCAACGCCAAGATCGCCCCGCTGACGATCACCGCCGACGGCCTGGCGCAGCTCGGCTTCCAGCCGGTGACCACCGAGCGTGCATCCAAGCTGTACGACGCCGCCCAGATGCCGGCCATGTTCAGCGCGATGCAGCAGGTGTTCGCGCGCGCCGCCACCAGCAGCTATCAGCAGGCCGCCTGATGCCGCGCGTCTGCTCCAGCTGTGAAAGGTCGCTCAGCGATTCCGAGTTCCCGGTGCAGAACGGGCGCGTCGTCAACGTGTGCGTGCTCTGCCGGAACGACATCAAGCGGGCGCAGACCAGGCTCGCACCGATCCGCCGTGATCCCGAGCAGATCCGGCTCAACAACGTCGCTGCGCTGTGGCATGGCCCGGTGCAGCGCACTCACCTGCTGAGGAATGCTGCATGAGCACTGCGAAGCACACTGCCGGGCCTTGGGCAGCCCACGTGATGACTCACGAAGTTTCCGTCGAAGCGCCTTGTGGACGTGTTCTGTTTTTGGTTTCTCGGGAAAGTGATCTCGAGACCATTGCAGACGCCAACCTGATCGCCGCCGCGCCGGCTTTGCTCGCCGCAGCGACCGCCATGATTGAGGTCGAGCAAACCGTCTTCGGCTCGCCAGAGCAAGCCACCTACAGCGAACGCTACGCCGCGGCGGTCGATTCGCTGCGCGCCGCCATCGCGCAGGCGCAAGGAACGACCGTATGACCCGCCACCTCACGCGCCGCGCGCCGAAGCGCAACGGCGGCTTTTCCTGGGGCCGCTTCCCGACCAGCGACGGTGCATTCGTCACCTGGCGCATGTTCCGCCGCGATCACACCAGCGCGTTGCACATGCATGCGCTGACCTTCACCGCCAAGGATGAGCCGGCCCACGTCGCGAAGCAGCTGCGCCGCGCTCGCCGGCAACTGCGCGACCGCGTGGACGAGATCGACCTGGCCGCCATGGGAGTTACCGCATGACCATGCATCCAAATGACCGCCTTGCTGCTCTGGAATGGGCGCTGGCCCGTGCCCGCGAGGCCGGCAAGACCGACGAGCTGGTGCGGCTGACGCACGTGCCCGCTCTGCAAGAACTGCGCGACGAAGCGCAGCGGGAGGCTCGGGGCGGATGAACTACCTGTCGCTCTTTTCGGGAATGGAGGCCGCGCACCTCGCGTGGTCGCCGCTCGGCTGGCGCTGCAAGGGTGTCGCCGAGATTGATCCGGCTGCGTGCGCACTGCTGCGCCACCGCCTGCCGCACGTTCCCAACTTGGGCAGCGTCACCGACATCACCGACGAACAGATCCGGGCCCTGGGTCCGCTGGATGTCGTGATCGGCGGCAGCCCATGCCAGGACCTTTCAGTGGCCGGCAAACGTGCGGGCTTGGGCGGCGCTCGGTCCGGCCTGTTCCACCATCAACTCAGGATCTTCAATGCAGTTCGACATCTTTGCGGCGCCCGTTGGCTGGTCTGGGAGAACGTCCCAGGCGCCTTCAGCAGTAACAAGGGCCGAGACTTTGCTGTCGTGGTTGGCGCGCTGGCAGGATCCGAGCTCACTGTCCCCGCCGACGGCTGGAGCAACGAAGGCGTGGCACTGGGCGACAACGGCCTCGTCGAGTGGTCCGTGCTTGATGCGCAGTGGTTCGGAGTGGCGCAGCGGCGCCGTCGCGTGTTCGCTGTCCTCGATACTGGAGATTGGGCCGGTCGGCCACCAGTACTTCTTGAGCGCGACAGCTTGCGAGGGGATTCTGCGCCGAGCCGGGAAGCGCGGCAAAGCGTTGCCGGAAGCCTTACGGCAAGCGCTGGCCGCCGTGGCGGGGTCAACGACCCAGAGCGCGGCCAGCTGATTGCATTCGGTGGTAACAACACGTCCGGCCCCATCGACGTTGGCACATGCTTGAATGCTTGCGCCAGCGCCAGCGGTCGGCTCGACTTCGAAAGCGAGACGTTCCTCGTGCAGGAGGTTGCGCACACACTTCGGGCTGAAGGCTTCGATGCAAGCGAAGATGGAACTGGGCGCGGCACTCCGCTGATCCCGGTCACGGCCTTCGGCTGCAAGGACAGCGACCCTGCACGCAGCGTTTCCGACGATGTTGCGCCAACTCTGCGCGCGATGGGGCATGCCAACAGCCACGCGAACGCGGGCGGGCAAGTGGCTGTCGCCCAGGGCCCAGCTGTTCGCCGGCTCACCCCGCGCGAGTGCGAACGCCTGCAGGGCGCTGAGGACGACTGGACGCTGGTGCCAAACGCCGCTGGCAAGCCGATGGCCGATGGCCCGCGCTACAAGATGCTGGGCAACAGCTTCGCCGTGCCGGTGATCCGCTGGATTGGCGACAGCATCCAGCGCGCGCACACCTGGGCCCAGCAGGAGCTCGCGGCATGACTGACCCCTACCGCGAGTTCCTCGAGCGCAAGGTGCGCGTAGCCCCCTCGCTCGGCTTCGACGTGTCGCCAGACGAGGTGCACCCGATCCTCAAGCCGCACCAGCGCGATAGCGTCGTATGGGCATGCTCCGGCGGACGGCGCGCCCTATTCGAGCGTTTCGGCCTCGGCAAGAGCATGCAGCAGTTGGAGATCATGCGACTGGCGCGCGCGCATGCCGGCGGCGCGGTGGGCATTGTGGTGCCGCTGGGCGTGCGGCAGGAGTTCGGCTGCGACGCTGGCAAGCTGGGCCTGAAGACGCGCTTCGTGCGCACCAGCGCCGAGGTGGATCCTGCATTCGATGGCATCCACCTGACGAATTACGAGAGCGTGCGAGACGGCAAGCTCAATCCCAACCTCTTCACCGCCGCGAGCCTGGACGAGGCGTCGGTGCTGCGCAGCTTCGGATCGAAGACCTACCAGCAGTTCCTGACGCTGTTCGATGACGTCCGGTACCGGTTCGTCGCGACTGCTACGCCCAGCCCGAACCGGTACAAAGAGTTGATCCATTACGCCGGCTTCCTGGGCGTGATGGACACCGGCCAGGCCCTTACCCGCTGGTTCAAGCGCGACAGCACTCAGGCCAACAACCTGACGCTGTACCCGCACAAGGAGCGGGAGTTCTGGCTATGGGTCGCGAGCTGGGGGCTGTTCCTGCAGAAGCCATCGGACCTGGGCTACAGCGATGAGGGCTATGACCTGCCGGAACTGACCGTGCACTACGTTGAGGTGCCGGTGGACCACGCCAGCGCCGGTGCCGAGCGAGACGGCCAGGGCAAGCTGTTCCGAGATGCCGCGATGGGCCTGAAGGATGCTGCGAAGGAAAAGCGCGACACGCTGGCCGCGCGCGTGCAGGCGGTGCAGCAGGTCATCGCCGCGCGACCCAATGATCACTGGCTGATCTGGCACGACCTGGAAGCCGAGCGGCATGCGCTGCAGGCGGCCATCCCGGCAGCGGTAAGCATCTATGGCGACCAGGATCTCGACGAGCGCGAACAGGCGGTCATCGACTTCAGCGAAGGATTGATCCCGATCCTATCGGCCAAGCCAGTCATCGCCGGCAGCGGCTGCAACTTCCAGCGGCATTGCCACCTGTCGGTCTATGCCGGCATCGGCTTCAAGTTCAACGACTTCATCCAGTCCATTCACCGCATCCAGCGGTACCAGCAGGCTCACCCGGTAGAGGTGTGGATCGTCTACGCCGAGAGCGAGCGCGAGGTGCTGGCCAACCTGCAAGCGAAGTGGGCGCGCCACGATGAGATGGTAGAGAAAATGAGCGAGATCATCAGGGAATACGGCCTGAGCAAGGCCGCCATGGCGCAAGTACTTCAGCGCTCGATCGGCGTGGAGCGGATCGAAGCCAGCGGTACCGGCTGGACCGTCGCGAACAACGACTGCGTGGTGGAGTCGCGCGGCATGGCCAACAACAGCGTCGATCTGATCGTGACCTCGATCCCGTTCGCCAACCACTACGAGTACAGCCCGAGCTACAACGACTTCGGACACACCGACGACAACGCGCACTTCTGGGCGCAGATGGACCACCTCAGCACGCAGTTGCTGCGGATACTCAAGCCCGGCCGCATCGCTGCCATCCACGTGAAAGACCGGATCCAGTTCGGCGCGGTCACCGGCGCAGGCGTGCCGACCGTCAGCCCTTTCCACGCTGAGGCGATATTCCACTACCGCTCGCACGGCTTCGACTACATGGGCCTGATCACGGTCGTGACCGACGTCGTGCGCGAGAACAACCAGACCTATCGCCTGGGCTGGTCGGAGCAATGCAAGGACGGCACGAAGATGGGCGTCGGTTCACCGGAGTACATCGTGCTGCTGCACAAGCCGCAGACCGATCGCAGCCGCGGCTATGCCGACGAGCCGGTGCGTAAGCAGAAGACGGATTACACGCGGGCACGCTGGCAGGTCGATGCGCATGCGTTCTGGCGCTCGAGCGGCCGCCGGCAGCTGACCGCCGACGAGTTGGCGCAGCTGGGCCCGGACAAGCTGGCCAAGCTGTTTACCGAGTACTCGCTGCGCGAGGTTTACGACTACGAGACCCACGTGCGCATCGGCGAGGAACTGGAGGCGCGCGGCGCGCTGCCGTCGACCTTCATGTCGCTGGCGCCAGGCAGCCATGACCCGGACGTCTGGCACGACGTCAACCGCATGCTGACGCTCAACGGTGAACAGACGCGCCGAGGCCTGGAAAACCACATCTGCCCGCTGCAGTTCGACATCGTCGACCGGTTGATCCAGCGCTTCAGCAACGCCGGCGAGCTGGTATTCGATCCGTTCGGCGGCCTTTTCACCGTGCCGTACCGGGCGCTGAAGCTGGGCCGACAAGGCCGCGCCGCCGAGCTGTCCACGTCTTATTTCATGGACGGCGTGCGGTACCTGCTGGCCGCTGAGCGCGAGATGGCGATGCCGGACCTGTTTGCCACGCTCGAACCACATCAGCAGGACCGCGCAGCATGAGACAGCTTCTAGTTATCGATCATGCTTGTTGCAAACCTCAGACCGGCTTGCAGGGCCTCGTCCAAGGTCGCGTAATTCCCGAGGTCTGGATTGTTGATCTCGGGCAACTCACCCGCCTCGATCACGTGGACAAACGCCTGACCACCCTCCGGCTGCCAGGCCTCGACGTAGATGTCTTGGCCGTAGTAACTGGTGCTCAAAGAATCGCGCTTGATCTCTGGCGGCATGACGCTCTCCCGGTAGGTCAGATGATCCTTACCGAGCTGCGCATGGTCGTCAATGGCGGCACCGCATGAGGCCGCAACTTTTCCCGCGCGAGCCGCGGCGTATGAAGCAGCCGGCGAAGGATCTGCTCCGGCAGCAGCTGGCCATGGCCGCCGACCACATCGAGCGGGTCACCGCCGAGAACCAGGCTCTGCGCGCCATCTGCGCAGAAGCCATCAACACATGCCAGGGCCAAGCCGAGCAGTTTCGCGCCGCGCTGGCGAAACAGGAGGATCAACCTTGACTATCCCCGCATCCCCTCTGTCCTGGCCGGCCGGCTGGAAGCGCACGGCCGGTGGCCAGCGCGAAAAGGCTCGGTTCGGCAAGGCGGCCCGCCAGCGCTACAACAGCCAGCGCGAAAGCGCTCGTGAGCTGACCATCGCCGAGGGCGTCGACCGCGTGCGAATCGAGCTGCAGCGCATGGGCATCAACGACGACGATTTAGTGATCAGCACCAACCTCGAACTGCGGCTCGACGGCCTGCCGCGGTCCAATCAGCGTGAGCCGGCCGACCCTGGTGTCGCGGTGTACTGGCAGGACCGCTACGACAGGACGCAGCCGCCCAAGTGCATGGCCATCGACCGCTACGATCGGGTGGCCGACAACCTGGCGGCGGTTGCCGCCACGCTCGATGCTATGCGTGCGATCGAGCGCCATGGCGGCGCGGCCATTCTCGAAAGGGCTTTCGCTGGCTTCACCGCCCTGCCGGCGCCGGCAGCAGCGTCTTGGCGCGACGTGCTGGACCCGGCCGACCCAGAAGGCAGTTACCGCCGGCTGCGCTCGCAGCACCACCCGGACCGCGCGGGCGGCGATGCAACCGAGTTTCAGCGCGTGCAGCAGGCATGGGATGCCTACCTTCAGGAGCGAGACAATGGCTGAGCAAATCAACGGAATCCGCCTTTCGCGCAATGAGGTCAAGGATCTGACCGGCACACCCTTCCTGGATCGGCAGATCCTGTTCCTACTGCGCAATGGCATACGCCACTACATCGACCTCAACGGCCGCCCGGTCGTGCTGCGATCTACGATCGAAGGCACGCCTGCCCTGGAAGCCAGCACCGAGACACCCGCCTGGAAGCCGAACAAGGCAGCGTGATGGGACGACGACCGATCAACCAGGGAGCCATCCCCAACTTCCGCCAGCGCAAGCGTGGTGCGAAGACATACTATTTCTATGACCACGGAACCCGTGGCGGCACGGGCCGGCGCGAGGAATCGCTCGGCAGTGACTATGGCCTTGCGATCCAGCGCTGGGCTGAGCTGCAGGGACAGGCGCATGCGGCACCGGCCGCGCGGGTCATGTTCGGCTGGGTATGCGATCAATACATGGCACAGGTGGCCAGTCGCAAGGCAACCCGGACCCTCGCCGACAACCGCAAGGAGGTGCTGAAGCTCAGGGAATTCTTCGACGACCCACCGGCCGCGATCGAGGCCATCAAGCCTGTGCATGTCCGCCAGTACCTGACTTGGCGCACCAAGGGCGGCACGGCCCACGTCCGTGCGAACCGCGAAAAGGCGCTGCTGTCCCATATCTGGAACTTCGCGCGAGATCGAGGCTACACCGCCCTGCCCAACCCATGTGCCGGCATCAAGGGCTTCAGAGAGACCGGGCGGGACGTCTACATAGAAGACGAGCAGTACGCCGCTGTGTGGGAAGCAGCTGATGCGTGCTTACGCGATGCGATGGACCTAGCGTACCTGACGGGTCAGCGCCCCGCCGACGTGCTCGCGATGTCGGAGATGGATGTGCGGGGCGGCGATGTCCACGTCAAGCAAGGCAAGACCGGCAAGCGCCTGCGCGTCGAAATTGAAGACGAGGGGCAGCTGGCACGCCTGCTGGAGCGCATCCGGGAACGGAAGAAGGCCTATGCGGTTCACAGCACAATGCTCATCGTCAGCGAGCATGGCCGGTCTGTCAGCGTCGCCGGGATGTCGCGCCGCTGGCAGAAAGCATGCCAAGCCGCAAAGGTGACGGGCATCCAGTTCCGCGACCTGCGGGCCAAGGCCGGCACCGACAAGACCGATTCGGCCGGCGACATCCGCAAGGCTCAGCAGCAGCTGGGGCACAGCTCGGTGGTGATGACGGAGCACTATGTGCGCAACAGGCGCGGGACCAAGGTGACCCCTACGCGCTGA